CAGGATATAAGTGGCTAAAACCACCGTAGTTTACGCCTCTGATGGCACCATTGAGATTTCGGCTCCTTCAAATCCGAATATCCCACCCTACCCTGTGGTGGTTTTGGACACAAGTGGCGCGATTTCCACAAGTGCAACCTAGTAACCCTAGTAACCCTAGTAACCCTAGTAACCCTAGTAACCCTAGTAACCCTAGTAACCCTAGTAACCCTAGTAACCCTAGTAAACATGAGCCACCTAGTAAAGCCCCGGTAATTATATTGGGCTTGTAGGTGCTTGGGCCGCCCGCCCTACAAGCCCAACATAATTAAGCTAAACCACTCCCCATGTCAACTCAACACCTAGTTATTGATCCCGCTACCGCCGTCCGTGTGAATGATGGTGTGCCGCCTAATTCGCTTGGCGAAGATACCGATCTGTATGTCGATGATGACACTGGTATCTGGTACGAGCGTCAGTCAGGAGTATATGTAGCTCTGCCCGGAGTTAGTGGTACTAGCTCAATATCCTATTCAGGACATTGGTCTTGGCAAGCTGGGACTGGCGCTCCTTCAACGGGAGCCATCAACATTGATACAACAACGTGGGCTGCCGCAGCGCATGTTTTGATCAACAAGATTAATACAGCAGGCACGGATACATCGCGGGCGCTTGAGACAATCAATGTTGGGGATGATATTGAGCTACAGGATGCTGCTAACTCGGCAAACTGGGGTCGCTACAACATTACAGCTTTGCCTACTGACAACGGGACGTATCTCTCATTCCCTGTAACGTATGTTGGTGGGGCAGGAGTTATCCCAGGCAATAACAGAGACACGATACTTGCACTTATTACACAAGGTGCTGTGCAAGGTCCACCTGGCGCAACTGGTCCACAAGGACCAACAGGTCCACAAGGCCCGAAAGGTGATACAGGCTCACAAGGAGCAGCAGGCACGCCAGGTGCAACAGGACCAACAGGTGCAACAGGAGCACCAGGTGCTCAGGGTGTTAAAGGTGATACTGGTTTAACTGGTGCAACTGGCCCGCAAGGTCCACAAGGACCTATTGGTAATACTGGCCCAACTGGCCCAACTGGTCCAGCATCTACAGTACCAGGTCCAATAGGTCCAGCTGGTCCAACAGGCTTAACAGGCCCAACAGGTGCTACGGGATCACAAGGCCCACAAGGTGTACCTGGCACAACTGGAGCAACAGGTCCACCTGGTGCAGATAGTACAGTACCAGGTCCAACTGGTCCTACTGGTGCAACAGGCGCACAGGGTAATCCAGGTGCAACTGGTGCTACTGGACCACAAGGTCCTATTGGTAATACTGGTCCACAAGGCCCGATAGGAAATACTGGCCCAACAGGTGCAACTGGTGCAACTGGTAGTCCAGGTGCAACAGGTGCAACAGGACCAGGAGTACCCGTAGGTGGTACAGCAGGCCAGATACTAAGTAAGCTTAGCAGTACTGACTATGCTACTCAGTGGATATCTGAAGCAAAAGTTCTCAATGGCACGCTTGCTACGCGGCCTGGTGCAAGTACAGTCCCGATAGGGACACTGTACTACGCTACCGATACTGACGTTGGCTACGTCAGCGATGGTGTCTCGGTTTGGACACCCGTTATCTATGGTATCCCACCGGGTGGCACAACGGGACAAGTCCTAAGTAAGAATAGCGCCACTGGTTTTGATGTTGGTTGGTCTACTCCGACTGGTGGTAGTGGCGGCGGTGGAGCGGTTGTACCAATTGCTGATATTATCCTAGCTTCGCCTACAGCATCATTCGATATTTCGAGTATCCCATCAGGCTTTGCTGATCTGATACTCCATACAGAACTCCGTGATGATAGTACGGGTGCCGGTCTTACTGCTGCTAGTATCCGTTTTAATGGCGATGCAGGTACAAACTACGATCTTCAATATGGAGAAGCTCAGGGTAATGCTTCCGGTGCTGGCGAAACATATGCGAACACATCTTTGGGTGTAGCTCTGGAAGGAACGAATGGAAACGCCGCTGGATTGTTTTGTGAATCTGATCTGAGTATTCCAAACTACTCAGGAACTATTGCTAATAAGACGGTTCTTGGTGTTACAGTCTCTAAGATTGGCGTAACTAGCGGTAGCCAACGTACACGTACTGTTGGTGGACACTGGCGTAGCTCTGCTGCGATCAACCGCATTACGATCACACCTAATCTTGGTAGCAACTTCATTGCCGGATCTAGAGTTACGCTGTATGGTGTATATGGCACCGTACCTTCAACAACTCCACCAGTACTCACAGCCCCCGTACCTGCCACAACACTTCCCGCATCGCCTGGCGATGGTCAGCAAGCAATTCTTGTAGATAACACAACTACGCCAACATATGTTTGGACATTTCAATGGAGTGCAGCCGCAGCTAAGTGGTTTGCTATTGGTCCTACTCCACTAGCGAACGAGAACCCAACCGCAAGTGCTCTTGCTAACGTTGGTGCGACTTGGACACCGCTTACAAACAGTCCAACAATAACAATCCCGCGCGCTGGACGCTATGATCTCACGTTTGGTGGCTGGCAACAGGGTGGCTCTTGTAACGTAGCTATCAATAGTGCAAGTATTATCCCGAGTGATGCTGATAGCATAGCTGTTTCTCAGTCAACTGGTATGTACGCTTCCTGTTCGCGCACGATTTTTAACCGGCAATGTGCCGCAGGCGATGTTTGCACACTTCGCTATCACGGCAACTTGTCGGGTTGGTCATTTCAGAGCGCGTTTCTTGCGGTTATCCCGATTTGGGTTACGTAACACATGGCTAAAGCGATTCCATCGGCTGAACCTGGTATTGATATGAAGGCTCTATTCAAGAAGATTGAATTTGAGCCTCATAGTCCTGCTCAGTGGGAGTATTGTAGCTCACCTAGCCGGTTTAACATCCCTTGCTGTGGGCGTCGTTGGGGTAAATCGCAGGCAGCAGGTCATCGTATGACTTACAAGCTTTTCGTGCCTGACTCGTACAACTGGATTGTCGGTCCTACGTATAAGCTCGGTGAAAAAGAGTTCAGAGTTGTGTGGCATGACTTCAGGAAGCTCGACGTGCTGAAGTATTGTAAGAAGTCCTACTCAGCTAAGCAAGGCGATATGCGAATTGAAACCCCTTGGGGTGCTGTTCTCGAAGTTGTGAGTGCAGATAAACAGGATTCCCTCCTGGGTGAAGGACTCTCACATGCGATTATGTCTGAGGCTGCTCGTCATCATCGCAGTACGTGGGAACAATTCATCGAGCCTGCTTTGTCTGATCTTCTCGGAACTTGCGATTTCCCCAGCACCCCAAAGGGCTTCAATTGGTATCACGGCCTGTGGGATCTTGGACAAAGAGGGCTTGGAAATGATGGATCAACATATAAATCATGGCAATTCCCAAGCTGGACAAACCCAATTCGCTATGCTGGCGGGCTTGAGAATGATGAAATTAAGCGGATCAAATCCATCGTCAGCAAGCTTTGGTTCGATCAGGAGTACGGAGCTAGCTTTACTGCTCTTAGCGGCTCCATCTATGAAGAATGGTCCGACCAAATTCATGTTAAAAATCATGAATTTAACCCCAATTGGCCCAACTTCTTGGCCTTCGACTATGGATTCGCAAATCCATTTGTCTGTCTAGACATTCAGATCACACCATCAGACGACGTGATTGTATGGCGTGAATATTACGTCAGCTACAAGACGAATTACGACCACGCTCAAACGTTGAGGGACCGTGACAATCCAGACGGTTATCGTATTGATGGTGCTTGGGGCGATCCTCGTGATCCAGATGCAGCGTTGACTCTATCGACTATCCTTAACACGTATGTCGGTAGTCAAGATGTTCTGTGGGGCAACGGCGTTGAAGAAATTAAGCGTATGCTCAAGATCCCCAAGCTGTTTGTCTCGCCTCACTGTCCAAACCTCATCAGGCAGATGAGTCAGCTCCATGTTCGTGAGATTGCACACGCTACCTCGAATCTAAATGAAACAACGGGAGACAGGAACATTCAACACAAGGTAGATGACCATGCTGCTGACGCTTTGCGTTACTTCATTGGTCCCTACTACGTGATGGGAGCTAACTCTCACCTGGAGGATATCTATGGACAGAACTATTACAAGTCAGAAAGCCATGATTTCTTCACGCTCAATTCAGGCATAACTTTGGATACCAGGGTAACGCTATGAGTAACTGGTTCACAAGATTGATGGGCTTCCCTGAAAGGCCGCGCCCTGCACAACCAACACGTAACCTAGCTGTGCCGCCTACAACAGTTGCGCCTGCACAGCCCGCACAAGGTACTTCAGCTAGGAAAGCTACTGTTGGGACTTCATATACTGCTAAAGGCATGGCTGGTGTAGCGCCACCTTCGCTTGATACGGAGCTTGGTAGCTCCCAGCCAACAAGAATTATCGAGCAAGTACCGGATCTACTGCCAGGATATCCGAGACTTGTAACCTACAACGCAATGATGAATGATGCTGGCGTCGATGTTAGCATCAGGGCAGCTAAAACTCCTGTTCTTGGAGCTGAATTCTTCGTTGAAAGTTTCAGTGATGACCCCCAAGATCAGGAGATTGCTGAGTTTATCTGGGCAAATCTGGCTGAAGGAATGAGCGCACCGTTCCTAAACTCTCTTGAAGATATCCTACAGTTCTATACTGATGGATATTCTGTCCTTGAGAAGGTTTATGAGATGCGTGAGTGGTCGCCCAGGCGTAGCAAGGCTAACACACGTCAGTATACGATGCTCCAGAAGCTCGGTTATCGTCCAGCAAGCACAATCCTCAGGATCGACTACGACGATAACGGTGGTCCGCTCGATGTAGTGCAAAACGCGATTCAGGCAGACAACTCGATTACCGAAGAGACTTTGGATATCTCAAAGATCATCATCTTCACGTTCTCTAGGCGTGGTGGTGATCTAACTGGTCGTTCTCTGCTTCGCACCGCGTATCCACACTGGTATTACAAGACACACTTGTATAAAATTGATGCAATCCAGAAAGAACGCAACTCTCTCGGCATTCCGAAAGGTATGCTGAAACCGGGCTACACTCAGAACGACAAAGTGGCTCTGAGAACGTTGCTAAGCAACTTGAGAAGCAACGAAGAATCGTTTATGATCCTCACGCCCAACATTGACGTTGAGTTTACTGAGGTAAAAGGCCAGCTAGCCAACGTTTTGGAGTCTGCTTCTCACCACAACATGATGATTCTCATGAATGTGTTGGGTCAGTTCCTTGGTTTGGGCATAGATCATGGTAGTGGTGGAGGCAAAAACACTGGTAGTACACAAGCTGATTTGTTCATGAAGTCGCTCAGATACGTGGCAAATTATATCGCTGACTGCATTAACATGTATCTGATCCCTGAATTGGTCGTCTGGAACTACCCAACTACCAACTTCCCAAGGCTACAGGTGCGTAACGTTGGAGAAACTAAGGACATTCAGATGCTCGCAGCCGGCCTTGCTAATCTCGCAAGTCAAGGTCTGGTCACAATGGACTTCGAGACAGAGCAATGGGTTAGGCGCGCATTTGATATGCCTGCAAAGCAGACTGTTCCAGCCGAAGAAGCTGGTGAAGCTGGCGTCAACGATACTCTACCACCAGGCGAAGTATTGCCAACACCAGGACAACCAGCTCAACCTCAGCCACCCGGTCCACCAAATAAGCCAACTCCACCAACACCAGGGAGTAATGGAAGTGGAAAAGGCTCAGTTCCAAACAGAGTCAGACCCGGGAATGTTGGCAAGTCGCCAACTTCGCCTAATTAAAGGGCAGTACTACACAGACGGCTTTGACTTGTTCTTCGTGAAGGATATTGTGACTGACAAGCTCCTTATTTTGGTTGAGGATTGCAAGACCAATAAGGCTTCGTGGGTTTCAATGGAAGTAGCAAGTCAATTGTTCCTCTCCTTGGTCATGCTTGAGAATGGAGTGTGATGGGATTGCGGGATTATGTGAAAGTACTTACAAAGATTCGGGAGACTCCCTGGCTCATCACACAGGAAGGCTTGGAAGTCATCCTTGGTATCGTCAATGAGCGTCTTGCAAATGGTAAGCTCACTGACGAGGAAATTCAGGCTAGACTCGGAATGCCTGGGTCTGGCGAGTCTAGCCTGAATAAAAACGGAAACAGCAACGGGTATAGCCAAAACATCGGAGTACTGCCTTTGCAAGGTCCGCTGTTTGGTAAGGCAAATCTCATGACTGAGATGAGCGGAGCTACATCGCTTGAGATGTTCCGCCAAGATTTCAGGACTATGATGGCTGATCCAGGGATCACGGATATCATCCTCGAAATTGATAGTCCTGGCGGAACTTCTGAGCTAGTGCAGGAAGTAGGAGACGAAATTTTCGCAGCTAGGGGAGTTAAGCCAGTCTACGCACTAGCAGATACTACCGCCGGTAGTGCTGCTTACTGGCTTGCTTCGCAGGCTGACAAGCTCTACGCAACTTCTAGTGGAATGGTGGGTAGCATTGGTGCATATACCGTCCACGAAGATCAATCCGGTCACGATGAACAACAGGGTAGGCACTATACTTATGTATCTGCGGGAGAATACAAGACCGAGGGTAATCCACATCAACCGCTCTCGGATGAAGGGAGAGAATATAGACAAGAAGTGATCGATGAACTATATGGGGATTTTGTATCCGCTGTCAGTAAAGGACGTAATAAGTCGGGGGGCGAAGTTATGTCCGATTTCGGTGGCGGGCGTATGCTTACAAGTAAGTCTGCGCTCGCCGCCGGAATGATCGACGGTATTATGTCTATGGACGATCTTGTAGGTCAGATCGGTTCTGCACCACAACAGGTAACGATCACAAACCAGTCAGGTGTCGCGTTTGCGTCAGGTCAACTGACAGATGGAGTTGTGACGTTGGACGCCTACACCACTCCTGTGGGGCTTTTGAATGAATGGCCCGCAAGAAATGATTGGTCAGATGCTCGTTTGGAAAGCAAGGATATGGAGCATAGTGAGCCTGGTACAGGTTCACCACCTGCGCCAAGAATTGATGAATCGGGTGCAGATGATCTAGCTATTCAGGGTCGTTGGCGTAGGGATCAGTTGCCGCGTGATCCTAACGATCCAACATCACCGACACCTAATCCACCACCGCCGCATACAAAAGCTTGGAAGGAGGATAGTAAATTGAGTGCAGTTGAAAGTACAGCGAAGACCGCAGAAGAGATTGTTGCTGAGCTACGCACAGGACTCAATCTCAAGCCTGACGAGGATCTAGTAAGCAACGTCAGGAATCTGTTTGAGGAGTCACAGGCTCTTGAGGCTAGCGTAGCTGCTGCTTCTCAGGAAGGTGAGTTTGCAACGAAGTATCCGGCTCTTTGGGCTGAGCATCAGGATCTTCTGAATGATAGGGCTGAGAGTAGGGCTAAGTTGTTTGCAGCCAACGTTCAGACTATCGGCCAGATGGAAGGCGAGGTTCTCAAGCCTTCTAAGCTCGGTCTGAGTGCTCTTGCAGTTGAGGAAATCGCTCAGTGTCACATGAAGTTTGCTGCTGGTCATGCTTCACTGGCTGACTTCGAGAATGTTGTGACTCGTATTACGCAGGGTGGTATTGTTCAGTATGGTGAGACTGGTAGTGCTCGTCAGGCTGAGCTTCCTGCATCGTTTGATCCTAGCACCGCTGAGGGTGTTGTCGGTGTTCGCAAGGAATTCGCACAGAAGGTTGCGGAAATTCAGAAGAATGACAATCTGTCATATCCGCAGGCACTTAGTGAGGCAACCAAAGCGTATCCTGAACTCGCCGCAGCGTATCGCATGGCAGTTCCGATCAACAACTGAGGGGGTGAATATAAATGGCATGGGGAAACTTCCTACTTGATGTAGGTTTCAACGTTGCACCTGCCTCAGGCGGTCTTACGAAGTTTCGCTTCGTAAAGCTAAGCGGTAACCCCGAGGAAGTCACTGTTGTTGCAGCTATCGCTGATGATCCTATCGGCATTTCTCAGTATAGCGTTACGGCTGCTGAGATTGTCAAGGACAAGGGTTGCTCTTGTCGCGTTTGGGGAATCAGTGAATGCGAAGCTTCTGGCGCAATTCCAGTAGGTGCTCGTTGTACGCTTGAAACTAACGGTACTGTAAGTGCTATGGTAGCTGCAAGTGGTAAGCGTATTGTTGGTAAGTGTGTTGGCTCTCCTGCCGTCAATGCTGGGGATCGCATTTCTTTGCTGATCTTCCAGGATGGCGCGCTCGCTTAAGGATAAAAGGAGGAGGTGAGATAATTGTACGATCCTGGTACCCTATATATTGATCCGATCCTAACCAACTTCTCAGTTGGGTTTCGGGACCAGTCACTCTATGGCGATCAAATCATGCCAACAACGCCGGTCCGCACGAAATCGGGTCAATACCGCGTCTTCGACCGTTCAGCGTGGCTCATCTTTGAAAGCAGGCGTGAGCCGGGTACGGTAGCACATGAAATCGCAGGAGGCAAGTGGAGTTACGATGTGTTCCAGGTTCAGGAGCATTCACTCCAGGTTCCCATCAGCGATGAAGAAAAGCAGACGTTGTATTCACAGGGCGGTCTTGCTGATCCAGTCTTTGGTGGTGCTTTGCAGCTTGACCCCGAAGTAGATGCAGTAACACTAGCTACCAGATCACTCATGCTTGCACATGAGGCTAAGGTATCCGGTGTTGTGCGTAACCCTGCCAACTATCCGACTAACAACAAGATTGCTCTGTCGGGTACAAGTCAGTGGGATAACTACACGTATGGTACGCCTGGTATTCCTACTACGGTTGTGTCTGATCCTGTTGGCGTCATCATGCAGGCTATGAGGACAATTCGTACTGCTACCGGACGTTGGCCTAACACGTTGGCTATCCCTGCGATGGGACTTAGCTATATCGAGAACCATCCTCGCGTAGTTGATCGGTTCAAGACATTTAGCTTGTCGGAGCCTGACGCATTCCAGACGTTGACAGGCTTTGAAGGTCAGATCCTCTTGGTCGATTCGCTGTACAACGCTGCAAACAACATGGATGCAGTAAACAACATCACGTACTTCTGGGGTAAGGACGTCTGGCTCGGCATCGTAGATCCTAACCCGACTACTATGTCGTTCACGTTTGGCAAGACGTTCTCATGGCTCTATCCTAGTGGTGACATTCGGCCTACGGATAGATGGCGTGAAGAGCCTCGCAAGTCTGATCTGGTTCGTACCAGTTGGAACTATGACACGAAGATCGTGTCTAGCATCGCTGGCTATCTCATCCAGAACGCATTTAGCGCAACTGCCTTCTAGGGGGTGAAACTATGGCATATGCATGGACGAATCTCCTCACGTATGACGAGAATGGTAAGATGAATAAGATCCCGCCTGGTGATGAGGTAACGGCGGCTGATCTGAGTATCACTGATGAGGAGTTTGCAGAACTCGAATTCATCGGTGCTGTTCGTGAGCAGGATTATCCTGTTCCCGAGGGATACGATGGTAGTCCTGTCGAGTATGCTAAGGAGCAGCTCTTCAACATGGCTCAGGAAGGTGAGGGTTTTTTTCCTCCCCTAGAAGTAGCCCAACTGCCAGCGTATCAGGAAGCGATGGACAAGATCGGATATGATCCCGAGAAAGGTCCAGAAGAGCAGAGCTTGAAAGACACTGTAGATGAGGATGCAGAAGAAGTTGCTGCTGCAACTACTGAGGCATCTGCTTCAGCAGTCAAGCCTCCAACACAGCCGGCGTCTACAAGCGCAGGTCCTACTGGCTCACTAAGTTAATCGGGTAGGGTGAAACATGGCTGAGATACTAGCCAGCTTAGACGACATTAACGCGAATCTTCCTTCTGAGGAAAACGTGGTAGTTGAGGCTACCACAGCTAACTCTGACTTGATTCAGGTAAGTGTCGCGCGTATTGTGCGAGGTTATCTCAGCAGTACGCTAACCAGCGAAATCCTGATGAGCTGGTCATCGCCCGATGTGACACCACAGATCATCAGGGAAATCGCTGGAAAACTGATCGCAGCACAGTTGTTCTTCCAAGAAACGTCTAAGTCTTCGCTAGACATTGATCCAAATAGCTTTGCCCAGCTTTTGTATAACCAGGCAATAGCTCTGCTAACTGGCATCGTAGCTGGTAGTATTTGGATTGATGTTCCCGAAGGTGGTCTTCCCATACCCGACACAGGAATGTCTACTCTCGATTTCTTTCCTGTAGATCAGACGGATATGGTGTTCTCAAAGGGTATGAAGCTCTACGGACAGAATATCTAGGCTATGACTTTCCGTATCGTTGATTTCGGTGATGCAACTAAGGTGGCGAGGAAACTCAAAACCTCGGGTAAGCTAGCAGAAAATACAAAGCCTATCATGGAAGAAATTGCTGATGATATGCTACGTATCGAAGCTATCGTATTCAGTTCAGGTGGTCGTCGAGGCGGCGGAAGTTGGGCAAGGCTTAAGCCAGATACCGTCCGTAAGAAAGGTGACACAGAAATACTCCGTACAGAGAATGCCAACCCCGGCTACTCAGACATCGGTGGTAATGCTCTATTTAAGAGCTTGACTGAACGTGATGCTCCGTTCCAAATTCTGGACGTGACTGCTGTGTCAGTAGAACTTGGAACTGATAGACCGTGGGCATTCGTGCATGAGTATGGAAGTGCCAAGAAAAAGATCCCCGCTCGTCCGTTTATTAGATTCCTCCCGACTGATATTGCAAAGTGGAGTAGATGGATCGGGAGTTATGTAACGGAGCCGTTTCGTAAGTGACAAGCTCAGTCATCAGCCCGCAGTTTAGTAAGATCTTCGTTGCTTCTGATTTGGAGCAGTCAATACTCGACTCTTTGAGTACATGGTTTCCCACGTATCTCAGAGAAATCGAGCGTCAGACAGGTATCACTGTAGGCTCAACCAAACCTCCAGTAAACTACAGCAACCGCAACAAGTTCGATACTCTAGCTGGTGAAGCTGTACCCAAAGTCGTGTGTATCAGTCCTGGGACTGTTGGCGGTCCGATAGTTAGTGGACGATCAATTTCTATGACTTGGGCTGTAGGGGTTGGTGTGGTAATGGCCGCTAGATCTGAAGGGCTTGCTAATAAGCAAATCAAGATCTACGGCGCTGCTGCGAGAGCAATCGTACTACAGCAGTTCCTAAGGACAGGCGTAGTAGTCGATATACAATTCCTGTCTGAGAACTACGAAGATCTGCCAGTACGTACTCAGAATCAACACGCCAGAGCTGCTGGTGTTTACTTTGCAATGAATGTCTCGGATATCGTTAGAAAAGGTGGAATGGGTATCGGACCATTGGAGCCTGACGAAGATCCTTACACGTATGGTGAAGCTGAAACAATCATCATTGACCTTGAAAAGGAGGATCAATGAAGCGCCGTTATGTTGGTAACTACGCTCGCGAAATCAAGGTCGGTGATGCCTATGTTCAGACTGCTCCTGGTGATTTCATCGAGCTTGACGCCACAAACGAAGAAGAGACAGAGAACAAAGAACTGATTGACAATGGGACTCTGATCCCTGCTAATGGTGAGACAGTAAAGCCTGTTCCGGTAGCCTCAAGTAAGGTGGAAGGGGGTGACAAGTAGTGCCGCGTCCTGGTGTAGATGTTAGTATTCTAGAACTACCTGGTGCTGTATCTGTTCCTACTGATACTGGCGTTTGGTTTGTTACTGGAATCACTGAAAGAGGTCCACTGACTCCTTCACTGGTACAGTCTCTCAACGACTTCAACAACCAGTTCGGTCAGAGAGTCAGCTATTCCATCATCTACGACTGCATGGAAACGTATTTCCGCGAAGGTGGTAACTCAGCTTACATCGCGCGTGTTGTTGGTCCTGCCGCAGCTGTGGGGACTTTGAATCTTCCCGACGCTTCCGCAGCGATTTCACTTGTCGCAAATGGTAATGGTCCGGGTGCTTGGTCAGCTAACTACAAGATCGCTGTAATTGCTGGTGTCACTCCTGGGACATACATCATTGAGGTTGAAGATCTACTCGGCAACATCTTGGAAAGCTCAGGAGAATTGCCGGATCAGCCTTCTGCTGTTGCGTGGAGTCAGTATTCAAACTACGTTCGTATTACTCAAGGCGCGGCTCTTGATAACCCTGCACCTATGGCTGCTACTGCACTTAGTGCAGGTAATGATGATAGAGCTAATGCTACTGATGCTCAGTATCAGGCTGCTCTTGATTCGTTTGGTATCGGTCTTGGGCCGGGTCAGGTTTCTTCGCCTGGTCGCACTACTGCCACAGCATATGCACAGTTGGTTGCTCACGCAGACGCCAAGCGTCGTGTAGCAATTCTGGACGGGGCTAACACTCCTACAGCGGCGACTCTAATTAGTGCGTTTTCAACCATCACTGATAGATTTACTGCTGTTTTCGCACCTTGGATGATTATCCCTGGTGTCGTAGTTAACACGACTAGGACTGTTCCTCCGTCTCCGTTTATCGCTGGACTGTGTTGCCAGAACGATCATCTACTTGGTCCTAACGCAGCTTCGGCAGGTAACGATGGTCAGTCAGCGTTTGCTCTCGATCTGACTCAGCCTGACTGGAATGATACCGATAGAGCAAATCTGAACAACAACGGCATCAATGTCATCCGTAGAATGTATGGCGGAATTCGTAACTACGGTTGGCGTTCTCAGGCTAACCCGAACAGTGATAGAAACTGGCTGAGCTTTGGTAACAGTCGGTTGTATATGGCTATCGCCGCTGAGCTTGATCAGGCTGGCGAGAATTATATGTTCAGTGAGATTGATGGGCAGCAGGGACTTACAATCCAGATGTTTGGTCAGGCTCTTAACTCGGTGCTTGACTCACACTGGCGCGCAGGTGAATTGTTTGGTACTGCTGCTCAGGCTTACTCGGTTGATGTAGGCCCCACAGTCAACACTCTACAGACAATCGCAAACCTCGAACTTCATGCGGTTTGCTATGTTCTGATGAGTCCGTTTGCTGAGTGGGTAGAAATTCAGGTTGTCAAGAACAAGATCGGTCAGTGAGGAAGGAGGTTGGTATAAATGGCTGCGCCTGTTCAGTGGACTGCACCTACTAGGCAAGATACATGGCAGATCACGGTTCATCTTGGAGGAAACACCACAGGTGTTTGGGACAAGAGAACTGGTGGTGAGCTGGATTCAGAGGAAACCAAGTATAGCCCTGGTGGAATGAATCCTCAGCTTTCACTCGGTGGTCGTCATGTTCCTGGTAACGTTGTGCTACAGAGGATCTATGATCGCGTTGCCGATCATGCTATTTTGCAGGACTGGCTTGACGGTGTAGGTCATGAAGTAGTTGATGTTTACACTCAGCCTATGGACCCGAACGGCAATGTGTATGGTCCGTCTATCTATCACACAGGAAAGCTCAAGAAGGTTGCATTTCCTGATGTGGATAGCGAATCAAGCACCGCTGCCTTGTTTGAAATCGAGGTATCTATCGGTGCCGATCCTAAGATGGCTGCATTCCCAGGTTACTAAGCTAGTCAGGAGAGAGAAAAGTGAGTAGTTTCGACGAGGATGAAGGCGCCGAAACTGTAATCCTGAAACGAGAAGAGTTTAGTGATGATGGTCCCACAATGTTTAGGGATGCATCGTTGGTCGATCTTCTCAAACAGGATCTACAGGAGATTACAGAAAACAAAGAGGTATATATCTCCGTTGTGGGATATGAGAAAACTGGTCTAGCAGTTAGATATCATCTGCCCGAGAACGGTAAGGAGCTTGACAACATCGGGCGTAAGGTGATGCGTGAATACAAAGACCAGTTTTCTCGCAACCTCTATATCGGGATTGACACGATGATTCATCTATGTATGGGTCTATACATCAAGCCTCCCGGTATTTCTGAAGAGTACATTGAACTTGATCCAGAAATGGAAGGCTCACCTGTGGGGTTTGATTACAGACTCGCGGGTATTCTCGGTATGGATCAAGACGGTAGTACCGCACGTCTGGTAGTCAAAAAGGTCTTCGGTAACAACGATCTAGCTATTATCGGTCATGCTGAGAAGCTCAACCGTTGGTTGATGAATACCAAGGCTGATCTCAGCTTGGAGTTGTGGCAAGTGGGGGAAGCCCAAGAATAGTCGAATCAGCCGCACAGCTAGCTTTTTTCGGCTTAGACCCATTCAAGTTTCTTAACTGCCGTGATCCCGTAGAGAGAATGATCTTCATAGAGATGGCCAAATATCTCCAAAAGATGCACGAAGTTAGGGATCACAACCTAGCTGTAGAAATTGCAAATCAAGTAGGACGCTTGTTCAAAAAGTAATGACTGGAATGTGAATGCCATTCGCTAGTCTTAGTGCAGGCGAGAGAATTCGCGTCATCCTAGAACTTCTAGGTGGTGCTGAATACGTCGCTAAAACTGATGCAGCGTCAGCGGCTACTGCGGGTTTCGGTGAAAGAGTCAAATTCGCAGGAGATCAAGCTGTCAAAGCTAGCAAGAAGACATTTGCATTCCAGCAGGGAATCTTTACCCTAAGACGTATCGCATTCTATAGCACTCTCGCACTTGGCGCTTTGGGATTTGAAGCAATCAAGATGGGGCTTTCATTTGATGCCTCAATGCAGAATGCTACAATCGCGTTTCAGGGATTTCTTCCAAACGCACGAGCGATTAAAGATGAACTCCATGGATTGTATGTTTATGCAGCGCAAACGCCGTTTCAGTTTCCAGATCTTGTAATTGCTACAAGACGGCTTTTGCCATTCATTGGTAATGTAAAAGTCACTAATCAGACTGTTCGTGCTCTCAGTGATTCACTGGCTGCGGCAGGTACGCCTACTGGACCAGCTTTGACAAGAGCTACGCTACAGATAGCTCATATGGCTAACGTCGGTAGACTGACAGGCCAGATTCTTCTGAGCTTGGGTCGTGATAACATTCCGATGATGAAAGCTCTGCAAGCTGCGTTCCACAAGACTGGTGCTGAAATCAGAGCAGCGATTAGTTCTGGAGCTATTGATGCTCAGACGGCCCTCACAGCTCTAATTCAGTATACGCAGACGACGCCTGGTTACATCAACAAGGCTGTAGAGTTCTCACGACATTCGGTTACTGGTGCATTCAGCACGTTCAAAGATCTCGTTCGTTTTGCATTCGGTTCAAGCACAACGGGTGTTTTCAATGGAGCACTCTCAGTACTGAATAAGATCAACGATGCTATTCTGCCACTGGTAAAAGGCAATAAGCCCGTCACTATTACAAATCTGGCCCAGGCCATTGATAGAGGTCTAACACCAAAAACCCATATTCTAATCAATACATTCATTGCGTTACAGACGACGTTGAAAGATGTATACTCATTCTTTAAAACTGTTGCGGGAGTGGTTTCATCACTTGCGAATGCTTTTGATTATCTAACAGGGAAGACTCATAGTACAGGTCTAGCCGCCAGGACTTTTGGTCATATCTTGGGGGGAGTTGTCATTGTAATTCTTCTCGCTGAGGCTAAGACAATTCTTCTGCGTAACACTCTTATAGTCTTGAGTGCGGGCGTATGGCTAGCTAATACTGCTTGGATTGTTTTTACTGGTAGACTTCTCTTCGCAGAAAAAGAAATCACTGTTGTCCAAACACTTTTGTACAAACTTAGATTGGCAATCATTGCGACTTCTAGTGCGCTCTGGGATCTAATTGGACCATTCATAATCGCATTCGGCTGGGAAATTGCAATTGTGGCAGTAACTCTGATCTTGGCTGGTGCGTTGATTTACCTCTACTTCAAGTGGAAATGGTTCCATGATCTAGTTAATAGCACAATAGAGATCATGTGGAAGTATTGGTATATTCTAGGGCTACTCACCCTAATGATTCCAATCTTTGGGCCGTATATCTATATAATCGGTCTGTTGGTTAAGTACTGGAAGTACGTGAAAGATGCCATCGAAGCAGTCGTTTCTGCCGTTCAGACTCTTTTCCATTGGTTTACTAGGCTATTCAACATCAATACCAAAGGTGGAGTGCTTGGTGTACTAGAAAGATTGGGCGGAATAGTTACTAATCCAGTGGGCTCCTTAGCTGGTGCTGTGGGTCTACATTTCCAAGCCGGTGGTATCATGCCAACCACGGGAATGGCTATTGTTGGTGAGCATGGTCCTGAAGTTGTGCATCTACCAGCAGGATCACGAATCAGTCCTAGACCGAATACAGATTCAGTTTTTGATCCACAAGCTACCAGTAGTCAGCCAATCACGATTCAGCTAGTTCTGAATCGCAGAGTCCTTGAGGAAGCAATAGTGGATATTCAGCAGAGGCGTAATGGCCGCTCCTAGAAAGAAACCACCAGCTCATCGTGTTCCACAAGCTAAGCCTAAGGCTAAAGCTCCACCCCATCGCATTCCATCAGCTAAGCCTAAGAAAAAAGCTCCGCCTAAGCATGTTCCGCCTAAGCCCAAGCCTAAGCATATTTCAACAGGCGGTAGAACTGCTCCAGCACCACCTAGTTTTGCGCCTATTCCAGCACCAAAGTATTTCGTAACCTTTCAATCTACAGGCATCACGCCTGTGGTGGTCTTGTTAGGAACGACCCCGATCACCATAAGTGGAGGTTATGGAGGTTGGACTGTAACAAGCAGAGAACGTAGAGTAGGACTGACTACATGGGCTGGTCGTGATCCGTTACGTATGCAGGTGCCAATCTTATTTGACGGCTTTGCCAATAAGATCAGCCAAGAGCTAGCTATTTCTCGGTTGAGTAGAATGGCTGTTGGGACTGCAACACAAGAAGAACCTCCACTTGTTACAGTTGGCGGGCCTGGTGTCCCAAAACCCACAGGACCAACTCAATGGGTTATTGAGAGTCTCACTTGGGGAACCAATGTCATTTGGGATTTCTCATATCTAGGCGTAATGTCACGTCTGCGTCAGGATTGTACTGTCAATCTGTTGCAGTACGTGGCAGGCGACAGAGTAGCTTTTAAGAACCTCAAGGTTGGCACGGGTATTCAAGCTGCGCCCAAGAGTACCAAGGTAGCTCCGAAAGGTTGGCAACAAACGGTTACCGCAAGACAAGGTGATACGCTCAAGAAGATTGCAGCTAGAGTGTATAAGCCTGCTAACCCAGGAGACTGGAAGCTTATTAGTAAGGCTAATAACATTCGTGATCCCAACCACATCAAAAAAGGCACCAAGATCAGGATTCCGAAGAAGTAATGGCTAAGAAAAACGTACCCAAGCAGCCATCTGCAATCCAACAGCTTCGTCCATCAAAGCTGAATCAAACTCAGCTTGAATTGCTGGGCAACGATATTGATCTGAGTGATCTTTATCTCGCGTTCAATCACAAAGATATCAATATCGAAGAAGCCGTGACTGACATTACTGTTGATCGTAGCATCGAGAGTTCCAGTACCGTGACTGTGGAGGTTTTGGACAGGGATCGCGTGCTATTGACTTCTGGGCGTTTGTCAGCTAGGCAAGATATCGAGATTGATGGGCTGTACTTTAGGCTTACGGCGGTCAGAAAAACTGGCCCTGTTATCGAGCTATCCTTTGAGGATCGTGAGATTGCTCTGCTACGAACCTATGCTAAACTAATCAAACAATCGGGTGCTACTGCTCGCGGAAGTGTCACAAGAGCACAATTCATTCTACGGATGATTAAGGAAGTCAAAGAGGTTAAGATTCCTTGGATTATCCCTGAATTGAATATCCCACAGCCTATAGATGGAGCCTCACAAGTTCTGCCAACTCTACAGCAGACAGCTCAGCGTGGATTGGGTATCCCTAAGGTCAATGATCTTATGGTTAAAACCAAGCATATGAGCGAAGAGCAGCGTAAAAATGTCAACATGATTATTAACGCTGGTCGCTCTAGGATTTATCCACGTCCTGTGATAGTCATGGCGATCATGTGTGCTATTCAGGAGAGCAGTATCACAAACCTGTTGCCTTGGCCTATGGGTGGTGGACACGCAAGCGATACACCTGGCTACAATCCTGTAGGTGTTTTCCAACAGATTCCTTGGTACAATGGAAATAGAACTGCTTGGCCAGCAAGCCGAGATGTTACCAAGGACGCTATTGGATTCATGTCGGTTTGCGTAGGAAAATATAAAGCTGACCTTCATGGACATTATGGTGATATCATTGAGTCGGTCCAGCATTCCGGCAATGATGGACAAAAGACCTATGGGCAATGGAAGACTCAGGCAGAACGTATTGTAGACGCTTTCGGGTTTACTAAGGATGCTTCGACCGCAAATAACACACAGCAAGGTGCTATTGTTGGAGCATCAAACTACGAATTTTACCGCGGACTTCCGCCGAATAGTGTTATCCGTAAGCAAAAGTATAACGGGCGTTGGGGTCATGAGGATAGCTGGACTGCTATTCAAAGATTGGCCCGCGATGTAGCCTGGCGTGCATTCTTCGTGAGTGGAACATTCTACTATATCTCCGAAGATGATCTGTTCAGAGCGCAGCCGATCGCTGTTGTCAACGAGGAAGTAGATGGAGTTATATCTCTCGATGGCAACTACGACGAGTACAGCAAAAGTGCCGATCTGACTCTTCAGTGTCAGATGGATCGGTGGGCTGCTCCGCCAGGATCAATCGTGCAGATTACAGATATGGGACCTTGGGATGGGCGTTGGCTAGTCAACGATATCTCCAAATCACTGTTTGATCCTCAAGGTACTATCACACTCAAGAAGCCTATGCCTAAGCTGCCTGAGCCTAGTGGTGGAAACCTCGTTAAGGGTCAATCTCAGTCTCTTTGGACTCTTAAACCTAAGGCATTGAAATGGCAATCAGGTAGAGGTTCTTCGAGAACTCCTGTAGGTGATAGAACCTCACTGGCAAATGAGTTGCTAACGTTCCATGATCTTGGTCAGTGGAGAGACGATAACGGTAAGGGTCTGGATCAGATCAGAAGAACTGCTGCTGGCATGATGGTATCTAGCCAAGATCCTAGAGTAGGACAATGTTATCTTCAGGCAGATGTGTTGAGAGTAGTTGTTTGGCTAATTCATCAGGGATGGAAAGTCGGTACTTTTGCTTGGTGTTCTGACCATAGTGATGATTCAAACTGGGCATTAGGTGGTGCTCATGGTCATGCCGGTGGTTGGGCTGTAGATATATCAAGCCTGAATGGTTTGGCTATCAATCAATACACCAATCAATGCTACAAGAATGTGTATCAGGTAGACACGCTTCTACGTAATAGCAATCCGCCTCTACTGCCTCGCCAGCTAATTACTGGTGGTTACGGAAATGTTCGTAACATGACTTTGAGCGCATTCTGTATACCGGCTGCCGATTCATTTTATGGAGCAAAAACGATGGGTGAGCACTGTAACCATATTCATGTAGGATATGGTATGAGAGCAGCCGATGGACATTATGCGTGGCCTGGTGCTTAATGCCAGACTTTCGCGATTTGATGCCAGATCCTCCAGAGCCTTGGGTGGTCTGGAATGGAATTGTCTCAAAAAACATTACAAACTTCGCCGACCTATTGATGGTAATTTTGCCTGATTGGGATGACACACTTGAATGGGGTCCTTGTCGCTGGCAACCTAGGGACGCAGTTACTCTTCCAAAAAAGGGCGATGAGTGTTTAGTGTTGCTTGACAACAATCGACAACCGTGGGTCGTAACGTGGTGGCCTTTTTAGTTCGCGAGGTATGAAGGGGGTGAATGCGATGAAGTTCGGTACTATGGTGGTTAGCGTAAGTGATATTGCACTCGTAGTGATTGCGATCTTTGTGGTACTCGCGTATTTCAACGGTTGGGGATAATGGCTACCACAGCAGATATTCCACACTTCGATCATCCGTTTAGATTTGGTCCTAGTCTAGCAGTTGTAGTTGAGCAGGACAGTCCTGAAGACATTATCAATTGTGTTGCAGCTATTCTCCGTACAGAGCTTGGGGAGAGAGTAGATTTGCCCGAGTTTGGTATCAATAGTCCTGTGTTTGAAACTCAGCCAATTGATATCGCTCCTATCATTGAATTGATCGTTGAGCAGGAACCTCGGGCTGTTGCAGTAATCGACCAAGAACAGGACGTGATTGACCAACTGATTGTCAATCTGCTAGTCAATGTTACTCAAGCAGAAACACCTAATGTTCAGGTCCAGTTTGGGGTAGAGAATGTCCAGTCTTGAAACTGAATACATCACACTCCCTGTAGACACTGACCCACAGGATATTCTGAATGATGCGTACACTTTTATTCAGACAGTTATCCCAGGCTGGACACCTTCTGATGGACACCTAGATGTTTGGCTGTTGCAGAGTATTGCATCTGTGGCGTCTGAATCACGCGACGTAGCAAGCGCAGTCACACGCTCAATCTTTCGATGGTATGGAGCATATCTTATCGGACTGCCACCGATTGATGCAACAGCAGCTACGTCAACGACTACGTGGACAATGGTAGACAATCAGGGATATCTGATTCCCGCTGGTACTCAGGTAGGAATTATTGATCCTGATGGTAACATCATCCCGTTTGAGACTACGGATGATGTTTCAGTCTATCCGGGTAGTACTGCTACCGCTGTGGGGGCTGTTACAATCCAAGCCTCTGATCCTGGTGCTGATGGTAATGCTATCGGTACAGCAGGCAGTCAAATCAATCTGATTGATCCTCTGGCGTTTGTCGATACAGTTACGCTTGAAGCGGTTACATCTGGTGGACAAGATGCTGAGAGCGATGACGCTTATCTCAATCGTCTGAGTGCTCAGTTGCAATTGCTAGCTCCGCGTCCTATTGTGCCTGAGGATTTCGCTATCTTTGCTCGTAATATTCCAGGAGTGTATAGAGCTACAGCTATTGATCTTTACAATCCTGGTCCGCCAATTGTGACAAATGCTGATAGAACAGTCAGCGTCGCTATAACCGATGAGAATGGTCAGCCATGCTCAGCTTCGGTTAAAGCTGCTGTTGATGCAGACTTGCAAGCACGTAGAGAAGTGAACTTCAACGTCTTCGTGATTGATCCGACATACACCACAATTGCGGTGACTACTACAGTTCAAGGTCTTTCGGGTTGGGATGCTCCGACTACTCAATCAGCTATTGTGACAGCTCTGCAAGCCTACTTCAATCCTGCAAACTGGGGACAATCAGATTCCGACCCACAAGCCTGGATTAACACACCCACTGTCAGATACCTTGAAGTCTCTCAGGTAATCAACAGTGTACCAGGAGTCGATTATATCGTCAGTCTGACAATTGGCGCACCCACTATGGGTACTGCTGATCTTACTATGGCTGGCGTAGCTCCGTTGCCTGAACCTGGTACTATGACAGTGACAGTAACGCCTGGTCCATGAGTACGCCTACGCCACCTACACTAGAGAGCTTTGCACAGCAGCTCTATGATTCTATGGAGCCTATGCAATTCGCTGAAGCTGATTCTTCAGTAGGCTTCGCTTTGGCATACTTCTGTGGATCAATTGGTACAATGTTCCAAATGCTAGAAGATTATGGACGTGACCAAACTCTAGCTGATGGCTCAGATGCACCAGGCTGGTCACAACTCGTAGATATCGAGAGAACGCCGGATGAGGCACTTCCGTGGTTTGGTCAGTTTACTGGAGCACGATTTCCTCCAGGGCTTACCTCAGATCAGCAGAGAGCGTATATTGTCAATGCTCCACAGTGGCGTAGAGGTACACTCAGATCGTTCCAAGATGTAGCTAGTATCTATCTGACAGGGAATCAGACGCTAATCATCAAGGAACGCTATGACCCTGCTAACCCAACTGTTGATAGTCCTGGGCATTTGACAATCTACACATACGCTCCCGAAACTCCAAACCCCACAGCAGTCCAGAATGCGTTGATGGCTGTTAAGCCGGCTGGTATCATCTTGCATTACCAGGACTTGACTGGTCAGTTGTATTCGACGGTTAAGGCCAACTTTGCAACGTATGCAGCAGTCAATACCAAGTATGCTACCTACGACGAAATGCGTCAGGCACCGCCGTAAGATGAAAGGACGGTGATGGTATGGGTTCAGTAACGACTAGACTAAAGCTACGTTATCCGCTTCTTTCTGATCCGGCAGATGTGCCTACCGATATCACGAATCTAGCGAATGACATTGATATAGCTGTAATCTACAACCAGGGTGCTCAGTCTGCTAGACCACCATCAGCATCAGGTACGCCTGGTATTGCGGGACGTATGTTCTACAATACCGATACAGGAATCAGTACTGGTGATCTACAGTTTGATTTCGGTCAAGGCTATCGCAAGGTTACTATGTATAAGACCGATGGAAACTTGGATCTTACTGCTGCTGCTCAGCTACAATGGTCACTTGATACAATTCTGCATCGCATGGCTCCTGGTGTTCTACAGACTGATGGGCTGTTCAAAGCTCTCCAAGGTGTGTATGTCGGTGAGCTTACTACTGCTCAGCGTGATGCTCTACCTGCTGGCGCTAGACCAAGAGGCACAATCGTATTCAACACCGATAGCGTAAGACTGGAAGTAAACATCGGTTCTGATGCCGTACCTAACTGGTCTGCCATTGGTAGCGGTGGAGTAGTAGCTTCTGGAACGTTGGCAACAAGACCTGCGTTTAACGCTACAAACGCTCCAAATATGTACTACGCCACAGACCAGGACGTGACGTATCTCAATACTGGTGCAGCTTGGCAACGTAGCGGTGCTCAGCCTGGTGATCTGTTCTTCACCATGAACGATGTAGCTAACGTAGGTCGTGTGCTGTTGACTGGTCAGGCTTGGCCAGCTACTACAGGTCTTTATGCCGACTTGTATGCCAAATGGTCAGCTAAGTTCCCAGGTAACCTGCCCGATATGCAGGGTCGTATGCCAGTAGTCAAAGGTACACATGCAGACGTGAATGGTATTGGTAAAACCGAAGCTGGTAACTTGCCTGCCAACCAGCGTAGATTCGTTCATAAACACACTGTGGTAAGCAATGCTCAAACGCAAGTTAGTGGTAATGGTCCTCCTGGTGGTTATGGTACTCCTGTGCTAGCGAATGCAACTACCACTGTTGGGCCACAAACAGGCTTTGAACCTACTGATGGTCCGGCAGCATTCACAGTAAACGTGGAAGCCAAGCTCTAACCTGTGGGGGTGTTTGAATAGTGGCCCGCGCTAGAAAAGCTCGCGCGCCTATTAAGATCAAGAAATCAAATCAAGGTAAGCTGCGCCGCAGTACGCGCACGAAGAAAGGTCAGAAGATTCCAGTGAGTACGCTTCAACGGTTGAAAAACTCCAAGAATCCAAAGACACGTAAACGCGCTACATTCGCTCTGAATGCTAGAAAGTGGAAGCATACAGGCAGGAAGAAAAGCTAATGACTGAATGGTGGGAGAAAGCTTATCCAGGCGGTAAAATGGTAGCGGTCAAGGGATTTCCTAGACCACTATATCCGCCTGATGCAGCACCAAACTACAAGCCATCAACCGATGGTAGCGATGTAGAAGCATATAAGCGCACAGTTAGTCGAGCGGGTCGTTGGGTTTGGCAGAAATTCGATCAAGCCTACTCCAACAACTTTGCTCATGGAAAGCCGGGTGGAAATGTACCCGAGACAGGTATCGCAGGGGTACAACGTCAGAATGGCCTTCAAGACACTGGCTATGTAGGAGAGAAAACTTTCAATCTACTGCGTTCTATCATTATTCCTAAGCCTCTACCGCACGCAGGAGAGTATGCAATGGATGCAACTGCGGTAGAACTGATTAACGCAGCATGGGAGAGATTCAAGGGTAAGGAAGATCAAACCCCCACAGGCAAGATTAGTCTCGGCTCAGTGGGTGAAGGTCCAAGTGTGCGTGAATATGATCTAACTCACGCTACTTCAGGTATTCCACTTTATCCAGCATTTGATGCAGTTTGGTATACCGGCAAAAATGTGCTCGCGCCTGAGGGCATGAAAGTAACACGAGTTGGCACCGCGTCACATGGTATTGCGTTTTATGCTGATGGTGATTCGGGATTACGTTGGTGGTTCGGACACTTAGATTACCAACCCACCGTAGGACGTTATTTTGCTCGCGGTGATATTGTCGGGCATGTAGCATATCACTCCGACTCGCCGCACGTCCACGTAGGTGTAAACGTTGAACGTCTGTGGGGCGCAGGAAAACAAATGAGCCATCATACTAACTATACGCATGGTGGGCCATTGATAGGCGCTCAACTCGATGCAGGTCACGCCCTTTAAAGGATCAGATAGCCCTAAATGAAGCGAGCCAGAAAGCAGGCGTATCTAATTATTCTGGCGGTGATTGCGTTGGTCCTTGCAATCATTGTGATTTTCACCGCTCACAATTTAGATATCAAGGCGCTCGGCGTGGTTGCGATAGTTGGAGGGATAGCAATGGTGATTGTATCGTTACCAGATAACGGAGACAAATAAGTCTAGACAAAGTTAGAGGGCGCGCCCAACGATCTCTCTCCCGTATGGTGCGGCGCCCTCTAACCCTTTTAATATCTAGCTCCACATACCGGCCAATTCCCTAAAGACAGCTTACTGGCAACCATGATTTGTTCTTCTCTAGTTGCCATATCAGCTCTAGGAGCGTAACGCTGTCCACCGCTTGCATTCCATGTACCTATTGTGAACTGCAAGCCACCGTAGAAATTGTTGCCGGTATTTGTACTCCAATTACCTCCCGATTCACAAGACGCAACGCTGTCCCAGCAGCCCCAACAGATTCCCGTGGTGTTCAGGGTTTGGGTATGTTGGGCTGCCAAAGATTCTTTTAGTTCCCGTTTCACCCACAGTACCTGCCTGCGAGCAAAAGTAACCACAAGTCGATGGTGAGTTCTCCTTGTACGGATTACCCACTGATCGTGCCTGATGATTAGTTTCTGCCATTTGATAGTCTGTTGAAGTGTTAGTTCTTTCTTTTTGGGGATTACCATGTTGTGGCTTGTGGCTGTACCTGTCGCGCATAGTGAAGCTACTGCGCTGTATATAGCAGCCTTGAACAATATGATGCCTTCTCCTTGAATAGCTTACTAGACATGTGGGGATGACTACTTGCGCTCCCACTGAGTTGCACAGTGACCCACATGGAGCTAGTTATCTATCGCTGATTGCACCTTCCTTTCCTGTTTGCTTTTGTTGTAGGCGGGGGGCAAGAAATCGCTATCCGGGGAGGTGGCTAGCGACTTATGCCCCCCACGGTGCTAAACTAACTAGCTTATTCGTCGGCTTCTGTATCTTCAACGTCGATGCAAAGAACACCGTCGTCGATATAGACAGATGAAACCATCATCTTGGTAGCGTCGGGCTGACGAAAAACCGCCACAGGAATGGCAGGCTGTTCTTTGTCACCTGAGAACTCTTCAACTGCAACAAAACCAAGATTGGCTTCTCCAGCCTTAGTCATTCTAATCCTCCCACTTGTCGAGACGGATAGCAAAGAGCTTCTGTCCGCCATTATATTGAAAGCCGCTTCCAAAGGTGAACCACTGTAGAAGGTGTCGTGTAGCATCCATCGCATGTGGTTTACCCCTGACGTATAGGTCTTTGTTTTTCAGCACTATATCAGTATAGTAGCTCTTACCTTGTGCTGCTTTCTGTATATGGATCGCTACCTGACCCTGGGTCAATCCGTAGAGTCTAGCTACTCCGATAGCTTGTACCGGAAAGAGATTGAGTCCCGTCTTACGTTGTGCTACGCCTCCCCGAAACTCAAAATCTTCGATTATCAGATGACGAGGTTTGAATCCGTCTAGGCGCCTCCATAGGTCGTCTACATCATCAACCGCCTGAAATGGGTAGTACATAAGTCTACCGTCAGGCGAAATCTTAGCATAGCAATATCCAGACTGTATGCCTGGATCAATGGCAATGATGTTCACTAATAGCCCGCCAGTCTTTCCAATTCTTCCTCCCGTTTTCTCTGATCTTCTCTGAAGTTACGCCTATAGTCAGTGTCACTATCGCCATGCCGCTTGTAATAATCTTTCTCTGTCTGTGGGGTTTTTGGTTCCACACCCCGCGCGACTGCACCATATTTAATTGAGTCACGACTGTGAACTACACCATCGTCTCTCAATTGTCGCAAAAGAGCCATAGCCTTTCCAACCGTGGATTTTCTAACGTATGGCTTCTGACCATTGAGTAGCCTACGGAGGCTTGAACGATTATAAGGAATCTGCCTAGACGCCTCTTGGAAACCAATTCTTCTAACAATTTCCTCGAAGATGAAGAGTACGCGATCTCTGGGTATCCACGAACCAGGCTTATCAAGATGACTCTTGATATTCTTAGTCGGCTTACGACGACCACAACACGGACAGTATTCGCCATCTAGGATCGTAACACTTTCTATGATGTGTTGGATCTCTTCTGGCAACTCATCAAAAAACTTCCTGCTCCCGTTTACTCTGGACATTTTAAGCTGCGATCTGTTCGTAATCGTTCAAGGTTCCCCAATCGTAACCAACTGACAGATCAGCTACATATGGAAAATCCCATTCTATAGCTTCTAGCGGTGTGTTTTCCATCTCAGACTTGATGAGATGCGCTACCTCGTCTACATGGCTTTCGCGACAGTTCACTACGATGTTGTCGTGAACCGTGATACGTGGCTGAGCAATACGCCAGTCGAGCTTTTCTGCAATGTTGCATAGCGCCCAAAGAGTAATATTTGCCGCAATGTTTTGCGGCAAAAAGTTGATACCCTGCTTGACAACATGCAGTCTACCTCCTTCATCGGCGGGGATAACATAGAACCTACGCTTATGACCGAACGGAGATTGTATCTCACCTTCAGTCATCACACGTTGTTCCATTTCCTTAGTCCACTCGTAAACCTTTGGGAATCGTGACCACCAAAAGTCAATGTATTCCTGCGCTTCACTCTGCGGCATGTAATACATTTGAGCAAACGAGAATGCTGACTGCCAATACGCTACACCGAAGTTGATGTTCTTAGCACGAACATACTGTTCATAGGTGTAGTTCTCACCATAGAATTGAGACGCTACCTCTCTATGTAGGGATCGTCCTGTGTCGGTGTATATTGCCTTAAGCTCGTCATCACCTGAGAGAACGGCGATGGTACGAAGCTCGGCTTGAGACAAGTCAGCAGAAAGAAAAACGCATCCTGAATCTGGAACAAAGGTACGCCGAATGTTTGGGAGTCCTTCTTTTGTTCTGGTGATGTTCTGGAGATTAGGTCTGCTTGAACTGAGACGACCTGACTCTGTGCCATGTATCTTAAAGTCAGTATAAATTCGTCCGTCTTTTCCACGACGAAGCACCATACCTTCCAGATATGTCCCCCGCTGTTTGTCAAGTTCTTTGAACTTGTCGAGCAGACTAATAAACTGGCCGATGGCTTCTCTGTCTACATTTCTAGTTGATCTGTAGTCATCACGAAGGATCTTCTCACGAACAGATTTATCAGTGGAACGCTTACCTTGATTCTCAATCCTCGGTCGCTTCAGGTTGTGAGTAATACCCCACGACTCATAGAGCAACAGTTCTAGTTGCTTAGGCGAATTGGGGTTGAGTTTTGGGTCCCCCGAGATTTCTTGCATACTGTGGCGCCACTCTTTGAGAGTAGGCCAAACTTCGCCTTCAAGGATATCGCAAGCTTGTTCGGCATCGTAAATGATTCCCTGAGCTTCAACCCTTGACAGGGCTTCGCTGAGTCGAATGAGTAGAGATTTATAGGGTCTATCCCAAACGCTGTCATTGATAGCCCTTTCTTTTAGAACGGGGAATAGTGCTCTAGTACCAGCACAGTCTTTCCCGTTGTATTCGTACAAATCAATACGACTGCGTAGATCGGGTAACTCACCAGTACGTTTGTAATGCCTCACTGACGCGGGTTCATACTTAGGCCAACCTAGCTCATCTTTCAGTAGCCATTCAAGTGAATGACCACCAGCGCCAGATTCAGGATCACCAGGACGTTCATCAAGACACCAGCTCAATAGCATAGAATCCTCATCTACGCGAGCTGCAATGTCAAAGTGCCTGAGAACCTTTACGTCATACTTCCCGTTATGCCATAGATATCTCAGACCTTCAATTGTAAGCAACGGTTCTAGAAACTCTTGCCTGAAATCTTCATCTTGAACTACTGGTACACCAAAGACAACCGCGCGCTCGGGTCTAGTCGAAAACCCCACAGCAGTCATCCCTGTATAGAAACCCTCGATATCGCAAGAAACCAATCTTTCATCATCAGAGTAGAATGAACCGGCTTTAACAGAGAGTTGATCGTATATCTGCCTAGCCCAATCTCTAGCCTCGTCTAGCTTTTCTGTCCATCTAACCATAGGCATCTCAGGCTGCGGAAGAGGATTAATAGCCAGTCTGAAGTCACGTACTAACTCAGGGAAGTTACCATCATCACGCAACACAACGGCAGGGTTATTTGTAACGATGACTCGTTGAGTCTTGTCACTCATTGGACTGTCACGATAATGCACGTAACCGCGATTCCTGGCAACGTTGGGATCGCCTGTAACGGCCTTAGCCGCCTCACGACCAGCAGCTATAACAGTGGTAACCTCGGCAATCTCAGCCTCTAAGCGTGGCTCACAGCAAGCCTGAGCGAACGCAAAGCCTGACTCAGTACCGTCAGACTGACAGAGTACCACATTTGTAGCTATTACTTCATCTCGTGAAGTACCATGCAATTGCAGCAAATGGTCTAGTACCTTACCACTAGGACCACTAAACGACTTACCTGCCATAGACTCGTAATGCCCAGGACTACGAGACACCACAGCGATAGTAGCATCTTCAGGGCCAGTAGTTAGAGCTACTGGCTTATGTTTGAATGGGCATTGTTCGCATAGTGCGAACGGAGCCTTAGGCAGCTTTGACAAGTACGTTCTCCAGTTTCTCGTACAGTTCCTCAACCGTACCATTGTTGTCTATATGATAGTCGAAGTCTGTCATTATCGTCTCAGACCTGTGGGGGTCTTGTTCAACGAGCTGCCTCGGGCGACTAACCTTAATGATTGTGCCTCCGAGATAGTGAATACGCGCAGCCTCATTGGTGAACCTAACATCAGTGACTATGATGTTCCGTCCATCGTAGAAGCCATCAGCGGGCATAACTAGATCTACCCAAAAGTCATCACCAATCTCGGGAATATCTCTATGTGCCTCAGTACCGTAGTACTGGTGAAATTGACGAAATGTCATTTCCCTAATTGGTTCCCATTCTCCCGGCGCATGACGAATACCAAGCACCACAGTCACACGATGATCGTCTTTGTATCTCTCCACAACCGAGTAAGGGATATCGAACAGACTAGCTATAGACTTCTTCATGGGGTGCGCGAATGCCACGCGCTCAAACCCATGTTCCTTGACAAAGTACGCACCCGCTGTATCTTTGCCTGAGTGTTTGTTTCCTGCAATACCTATAATCATGTGGGCCAATATCTCCAACCTGTGCCGGATCGTTCTTTTGTAACTAGACCACGCTCTTCAAGCGTACCCAAAATAAGATCCGCGTCTCGTTTATCGAGTTTATAACGCTTCATAATCGAGCCTCTAAGAATTCCGGGCTTATCGACTATGATCTTATAGACCTTCTCCATCATTCGCTCTCTTGGTAGAGTACCTGCATTTGTTATCAATTGAATTGAGTGTCTTCCCCACCTTTGAATGTACCATGCCGCATTAAGCACATCACCTTCCTCAACGATTATTTTGTTGTCTGCGGGAACCTGACGCTCTGCCGCAAACAGTACAGAAAGCTTAAGCATTGATTTGGATAATCGACTGAAGGTTGGTTGTGCCATAGCTCTGATAGAGCTTTCTGCGGCTAGCTTATCCATTCTCAATTCAAAGTCCTGAAACATTTTCCAGGCATCAAGAGTTGGGTCTGCCACAAATCTCTGAGGCATCCTTACTTTCTGCCCACCGATCTTTGCCACCACTTCTGTGGAGTATAATTCATAGATATCTGCTATACGAGCTAGAATCAAAGATCGTTTGTTCGTACCAATTTCTGTAGGTGGTCCTGTGGGTTTGATCCTTTCAAAGTCAGGATCACCAGACACAACTAGAAATCTCGGCAAAAATCCACTGGTGACATATTCCTCGTTTACTGATTCGTAGACTCTATCTCTAACTCCACCACCGAAGAAAATAAAAATCGGATGCTCAATACTGATTGTCTCTTTGCGAAGCTTCCGACGAAACACTGGTGGACAGTCGTACAACTGAGTCAGTGTCTCTGGCATCCCTGACAAATATTCCTTGCGACGCATAGATTCAAAGAGTCCAGAGATTTCGTCTTTGAAGAATACGCTTGTCTTGTTGGGTCTTACAGCTAACGCTTCTAGAATACCCTCAGCAGATCCTTCTGTGGCTACAATCATTTCTGGATCAATAGCCATCACAAAATCTACTGCCATCTTCATCGCAGTAGTCTTTCTAGTGAGAGTCGAATCGCCAAGCAACATACCCCAAAGGTTCGGAGAGATTTTGTCATACTGTGTTTCAATTGTTACACTGTTAGCAATAACAGCACTTAGCAACATAGCAGCCGCAAGTTCATGGTATTCCTCAACCGCGTCTGTAGCTTCAACAGCCCAATCTTTGTATTGATCTATGAAGGTAGTGCTGTGGGGTTCTTTGACAAGTTCCAGCATTTCGAGAGCCGTAAACCCATCCTCACCACCATAAGCTATATAAGACTTATGCGCTTTAGTTACATCACGCCACAGATGCTCAGGCGGTCTACCATCACGCGCATATTTATTACATGGAGCGCCCAACATAACGGCAAAAACTTCCTCCGGCTCCATTCCAGCCTCAAAGCAGATATGGATAAGCTTCCATACAAGTGTAGACCAATCATCGTCATACCCAGGCTCTTGGAAGTAAGCTATACTAAAGACTGATTTGTTAAGAGCAGTTCTGTACTTATAGATTACGGCCTCATCTATTGGCAGCTCATTCAGATTGGGCATTTCAGAATATCCGGGTGGTGGCTTCTCATCTTCCACCATAGGCAAGACCGTATCGAATAGAGCTGGCGGCGCTTGTGTTTCTAGAGCGCGCACAATATCTATTCCAGGCTTGTTTTTATACTTGAAATTGGTAGTCAGCGGGACTCGCATAAGCTGCGTCAAATCCCAACCTGACTTATCGGCGCCTACATAGTAAGCCATTCGCCTGCTGTAATTCTCAGCTAGCCTGGGTTCCAATTTGGTAGTAGTACGCCAGTAGGCTTGCCATTTATCATCCGATGAGCTTACCAAAATTCCTGGCGGAATTGTTTTAAGCAGCTCCGAATCGGGACTAACCCCATCTAGATCAGACCAAATGAAGTTTGAAGGCAAAGCGTTAGCCTTGATACGCTGTGGGTTCTCTAGAAGATTCACACAGAAGTAAACGTTGAGCTTTTCTTCGTACTTGAGAATATGATTCTCGACCTTCAGAAACTCATCAGGCCATACAAAGAATGATTGCTTGAACGTTGTCTTAGGCATATCAGGATGGGTGGTGGCTACTGTAAACCACCCTTCTTGATCGCCAAAAAGAAGCTCAAAGAACATGAGCCTAATCTTGCTTTTGGGATTCTCTGGGGCGAATCTTGGCATTAAGGGGAGGAAAAATAGGGTGACAGCCCTGGCTACAAGACTGTCACCCTATCGTAACCAGTTTAGAGCAAGCCGCTGCTAGCTTCTACTCCAGCGATTGAGCCAGCAGGCTTGACTCCCTTAACTGGATTGTTAAACTCATCAGCGATGAGGTTACCCTGTCCATCTCTGCGCTGTTCCTTACCAAGCACAACAACGCAACCACGACCGATGTAATCCTCAAAGTCTGGATCAAAGCTCCCGCTCATCACAGACTCTTCCGAATCACCAAGAGCCATAAAAAAGCGAGCAAGCATACCCTTCAGCTTAGCTGCCTTATTAGGATCGTAGCTATCGGGAGGAATGACATACTGTACCCAAGCCCGCTTATTCTCCACTTCAGGATCAGTCAGCTTAAACTGAACCTTTACCATCGGAGTGCCAGCAGGCATCTTACCTGTGCCGGATGCGTTCTTGACTGCATCCATCGTAATCTCGAAAACCTCTGCGTTATACCTACCAGGCTCTACTGCCTCAAAGCCTTTAAGGTCAGCATCAGCGAGATTAAGGGGACCAAATGCACTCATGTTATGCTCTCTCCTTCTGGGTGTTTGATTAGCTTTTGGCTTACAGTTCAACTGTTGTTACTGTGCTGTGAATCAGATCCCACATTTGTGGAACCGAGGTATTCTCCATCAAAGTACCAAGAGCACTTGTTCGATCTTTCGCTACTACCCTCCGAGTTCCTTGGACTTGTAGCTTTCTAACGATCACCCCGCTTCCTGGCTCGATTTCAGGATAAAGGTAGCCTACGATATCCATAAAGCCTGGAATCTCTGTACGTAGCTTACCAGCAAATCCAGGGAAGTATTTGGTAGGTTGACCTTCTTCTTGAAGTGTTCCAAGCTGAGCGGTGAAAATGGTATGAGCGGGAAGATCACGAAATGCACGTACAATAGTTCGCATATGAACTCTTGACTTTCCCCACTCGCGTTGCGACGGAACATCTTTATCAACTTTATCGGGATTCCTTCCATACGCTTCCTTCATGATGAAGCGCATATCAAGGTCTGCAAGTTCAGGCAACGAATCGAGCATCAGTGTCTTGTAATGCATCGTTCCGTTTTGAATGCTGTGGTAAAGGTCGTTATGCAACTTCTCAAGCTCAGGCATAGACCTTACCGTTACCACGTCAACGCCTTGCCTGTGGCGAAGTGTAGTAACACCGCCTTCAATATCAACTACCAACAACGGACGAGTACGCTCATCATCATCGGCAGTACCACCAAGCCATGTTTTACCTGCTCCTGGCTCACCATACACAAGAAGGTTAAGCCAGTCAACAATCTGGCTAGGTGGCTTGACTTGTAGAAGCTCACGTAGCTCAGTCGTTCCATTGACTGCTACGCTATGTTCCTCGACTGTGGCGGTTTCTGACATAGGAACCGCTTGCTCAGTCACTTCTTCAACTGACATTAGCTTAGCACACCTTTCGCTACCAGCATTTCGTTCATTATTCTTACTAGGTGAGTTGAACAGTAAGGAATGCCTTGGAACTTGTAGTACGTGGGTGAACTACAACCACGACTAGCACAACGCATTTCATTATCTGTTATTCTCAATGGACCTAGCTGTGGCTGAGTTGGATACTTCTTGCGTGGACTTTCCTCTGTTACTCCGTCCGCAAGTTTCTGCCACTTAGGTCTACGATCAACCTTTTCCTTAATAACGGAGCTGAGTAGTGAGGTTACTTCCTCACTACTCAGCCCCTTGATCTTACTAATGCCTACGTTTTCTATAGGCATTGTTGATCCTTGCTGGTCCTGCTTTGAGCTTTTTTGATCCTCGTTTGTTGGCTGTGGCATAGAATACTGTTTTTCCCTTTTTTAGTCCGTATGTTTTAATCATTGCTCTTCTAGCTTTTTGCGCTGACTTACTGTAGTTCTTGATGGGCATTGTTAGTGATGCTCTACCTGCGGCGGATATACTGCCGCTTCATCAGGAACCCAAGCATAAGTAAGCGCCCTTCCGAGAATCGTAACGATCCATCTACCAGGCAAACCTTCTGTAGGATACACAGGTGCTCTCTTATCAGAAGGCTCACCAAACGGATTTGTTACGAAACTCCAATTGAGTACTCCATCAACCTCTACCCAACACCAAAAACCATCCCTAAGATCGGGAAGCTCAGGCGGCGGAGGTACATCTGTTTCCAAATCCCAACCAGGAAGTGAGTTAGGCGGAAGCACAATAGGATGCTCAGGCTTAGCATCTGGATAGAAGATCGGATGACTAGGATGAGCACCACTATCCCCACCACCATCAACAGGCGGCTTAGGCCAAATTTCAGGCGGAATAGGATGCTCAGGATGACCAGGCCACCAAGGTGGTGTATCTGGCGGAAGTACAATAGGATGCTCAGGCATATCAATACCTGAACCAGGAGGCCAGATTTCTGGAGGTAGATAGATAGGATGAGACGGCCTATTACCACTATCTATCGGAGGCGGCAAAACAATGGGATGCTCCGGGTGATCTGGATTAGGCCAAATCTCAGGCGGAATAAAGATAGGATGCTCAGGACGAGCACCACTATCAGGTGGTGGAAGCACAATAGGATGCTCAGGGCGAGCATCTGGCGGAAGTACAATAGGATGCTCAGGATACGGAGGCCAGTAAATCGGATGCTCAGGCTTAGCACCTTCATCTACTGGTGGTACTTCACCAGCACCATCAGGCGGTGCAATTGCCTCACCATACCAGTTAAATGTTCCCTGCTCTCCTGTGTTGCGATAGACACTCCAACCCCAAAAAGTTGGACCCTGTGACTCTGCATCAGAGTTATGCCAACCCGCAACTAGATGATCGCCTGCATCACGACCAGCTACATATTCAGCGACCCAACCAACATGATCGCCATACTGATCGTGGTAGACAATCTGACGTCCAACATCACCTTCTGCCATGCGTAACCTCTTTCTTTCATAGTTTGTTTTACTGGGGACAAACTACTGAGGTACGTTAGCCTCCTTCCCGTTTGAGATGGCTACTTAATGAGGAGCCTGATTACTGCTAGAATCACCACAGTCTCAATACTGAGCACAAAAATAACAAAGCTCAGCCTGAGGATGAAACGCAGCCATCTGTCCTCACGATTAAAGCTAGCAGTTTTACTGAAATCAAACAGATCCATTACCTGTCTTTGGCTGTGACGTAGTTATCCCGTAGGAGTTGCGAATAATCCCCACCGTCTTCTCTGGCGATACACGGAATGCGAAATACACAGTTGAGACATTGGTAAGTGTTTGAGATGTTCGGGTAGATACGCGGGTCACCAAGCATATCCAACGCTTCCAAGTAGATGCGATACCCTGCATTGTTGAGCTGGTGACGATTACGTCTGACCGCCTTACGGATGATGAATTGCTCATCCCCTACCTCTCGAAGGTAGTCCACGTAGGCTTCTTGCTTTTCGGACAAGCGTACACCCGGTATGTGAGTCTTGATCCACTCTTGTAGCATATCGTAAGTCGTGGACTCCGTGTCTCTGGCAACAGAGAACATACCGTTTTTGAGTTCTGTAGGCGGCGACGGATATGCTTTTCGCAAAGTGTTATAGATGACTTCTTCAAGTGGCTCACCTTTATGAGGAAGGTTATAGTATTGAGCCTCAACTTCTGCGGCCCAAAGATAACTGGTACACTGTTCATCGGTTTCCAGCTTAGCGAAGTATTCTTCTCCTACTTTCTCCGCTGTCTTGTGGTCGATAATACCCATCTTACCACTAGGCTTAACCGTCAAACCATCCAATCTTCCTCTAGCGTGAACCTCCAACTCTTTACCGTAGTTGGGTGATTCTTCACGAACATCAATCCGCTTGAGAATACAGTTGTTCTCGTAGTCCCAAATCGGAACTGAGAAATCATGCTCAGTCATAAAGACTATGAAGTCATCATTCACTACCGCATACTGCTTGTAGAACTTCATCATTTCGATACCCAAGACCTTAAGAGCTTCAAACTCTTCATGGTCAGGATCAGGAATGATATCCTCCAAGCCTCTCACAATCCACAGACTAACATCGTCTGGCTTAGGACGAGGCTTTAGATCGTAAACCTTATCGAGCCATTCAAGCTCTACAGTCCCGCCACGCCATTGAATATCGAACCATGTCATCCATGCTTCGACAGGATCACGACTAAAGCCAGGATTGTAATAGTGTTCCAAGGCCCAATGAATACCCGTACCAAACCACATGGGGATATTCACCCCATGAACATCAGCACGAATAGAAAGGTTGTTACGAGCGGGACTAGACCAGTCCCAATATCTGCGACACCGCTTAAACGATGCCCGATCACTGTTGTGAATCGGCACTACGTCCCATTTACTAGGTATCTCTGGAGGCTTAAATGCCCCCATAGATTTAGAAGTTGAGTCTTGCGAAATCACCAAATGCCTCTCTCGCTGCTTCATCATAGGCTCTAGCTGCATCTTCTTCATCAGTAAAAGAGCCTAGATATCTGCGTTTGCCATTAGCTTTAATTTGTGCCATCCATTTTCTGTTTTTGATAAGCCAAGTTACGCCTCTGTATTGCGAGGTCGTGTTAGGCGGTCTATCTCTATTAACCATATTCTGTGATCTTGTGGCGAGACGCATGTTCTCACGTCTGCAATCAAGACCGTTCCCGTTTATATGGTCTACTTCCGAATCACCTGGGCCAAGACCTAAAATGAATCTATGCAAGTAAGTCAGTCTTGGCAAGCCTACGGAATTTGATATACCATATTCTTTTCCGTGCTGAAGAGTGTATGACCAAATATGTTCAGACACTCTTTCGTAATCTTCTTCACTTACTAAAGCTACTTTTCCCTGACTCAGTGGAATCTGTCTCACAGATTTACGAGATGCCGTATCCGCGGCTTCTGTAAGAGCTGTCATTCCTGCGATAGGTGCCACTTGTCTCCCGTCCATAATTCGTGGCGAAGGGGCAGTCTAGCATAAATGACTCCGGTTGTCAAGGGCTGTGGGGAAATTTTTATCCTGGGGTAACTGTGAAAGGTAATAGATATCTCAGAAATATTACTCAGCTAGGTAGTTACTTTGTGACAATGAGCACAATGACTCCAGCGGCGCGGGAGTTTGTGCCATTCGTCACTAACTTTCCAGCGACTCCTTGCGGAATACCCTTTCCGAGATAGCCACGAAAGATTGCAGCTATCTCAGAAAGATTACTCAACTAACTAGCTTTATCCCAGAAGTTCCACCACCACCATACGAACCAAATAGCGACAAGTGGAATACCGACGCCAATAGCCCATAGGTTGTGGGATGCAAGCATTGCCGTTATAGAGATAATACTGATGGCAACAGTTCTCTTCTTATTTGGGGGTCTGAACTGATACATCTAAAGACTCTTCACCCACTCCCAAACATCGCTACGTTTGGTGAGCGTGATCCTGTTCTGCTTCGGATTCCTGTATTGCCTACGGACTCTAATCATAGGCCGAGGACTGAGAAATCCTGTGAAGAAGAATTGCCTACCATCAGGCAACTCTGTAAACCAGCTATTCGATCCTGGATCTAGACGTGTGGACTTGATTACATGACCAGGACACTCCAGATTGAGAGCCAGAGATAGCTCCATAACCAGTGGCTCTAGAGCCTTTGCATGATGCCGAATAGCATACACCACTGGATGCATGTTGTTTTTTCTTTTCACTTTTAGCTCCTATTTTTACCATTTTCTTCTTGAGACACGAAACAGAAACTCACGTCTTAGAAGATTAGCATGTTCGTCGTCGGCATTGTCGTACACATCGCCGAACTTCTCAAGAGTCTTACCACGTACAACTTCACGACCAAGATCAGTCAGTTCCCACTGACCTCTGACCTTAGCCTTTTCTAGCAGGCCCAACCTACTCATATGCGAAAAGCGAATTGACACGCAACGAATTGCGTGCCAATGCCAATCTGGATCACGTTTACCTCTGGGCCAGATTTGCAGAGCAACTTCTTCGATATCCGCAAGACCATCACTGTTACTCAAATCTCTCGCAATCGCTAGTAATTCACGATCTGAGAAATCAGTGATTCTTAGTGATGGGCCGCTACCGTTCCTGTTGTTATTCCTTCCACGCGGCATAAGCGTGCCCGCCACCTTGCACACTACGAGTAGCACGAATCAGATTGTTCTCACGCAGCCATGCCATTGATTTACCAGCGGTGGAAGGATGAAGCTCAGTAACGTTGGCAATCTCTGTGACTGTCCAATCTTCCTTCTCTGAGTCGTTCATCACTTTGAGAAGCTGGTCAGCAGTCGGTGGCTTACCTGTGGGGTTTTTGCTATTGCTGCTGCTACGCTTACCAGTGTTCTTCTTACCAGCAAGCACAGTGAGAGTTTTCTCAACACGCTTGTATTCACGCTTAGCTGTATCAAGTTCCTTTTCCAATCTAACGACATTCAAGGAAAGATCAACAGCAGCACTTTCGAGGGATTCTTTTACCCTAGTCAGAACCTTGTCTACATCTACTTCTGACATTTTCTCTCCCGTTTAGCTGTGGGGTTTTTAGCTTAGGTCAGTACGACTTTAATCTCGTCGTCTTCAAACCTTACGTCTTTGAGATGGAGCTTTGTAACAACTTCACCTGAAAGCCAAAACGTGACTGACTCTTCACCATGATCGTCGATAAGTAACATCAAGTCTTCGACCATGTTAGCTTCATTAGGCTCCATTGTTGCCTCCCTTAGTAGACGAGACACACTTCGATAATGACAGCGTTCTCGGTCTTGTCGTAGTTGATATCGGTAATCATCATGCGATTACCTTCATCATCAAAGATGATGAGCTTACGATCAGGCTGCGACTCCATCTGAGCCTTCAATTCCTCAGTAGCTTCTTCATGTGTCAGTTTCACATCTGCTCCCGTTCTTCAAGATACTCTTCGATGTTTTCGATCATGGCCTTGATTGTGTCTTGGGTCATAAATTCGTGGAAAGAATCCATATCCTCAATGTCTCCGTGGATATGGATAGCCACATTTCCATCCCAAACCTTGCTAACCATAATCGACTTGAAGAAATCAAGTGCTTCTTTCGGATCTTCAAAGACTACCGTAACGGAAATCATCAGCAGATACACTCTGTGGTCAAAGCCTTGAAATGCGCTGCTGGCTTTTCTTCATCAGAGTAAGTTGCTGTGATCCACCAATTAGTTTCCGTTCCATCAATGGGTCCGAAATCAATCATATCCAACTTGACTTCGACACCACGCTTAGCAGCCTTTTCCTTCATTCTCATAAGCGAATCGAAGTTGCATGGCGTAAGCTCACTCATAGGGACCTACCTTGTTACGCTTGGCAAAAGCGTCTGCCACGATAACACCCGATAAAACTCGTGGCAGATTCTGCATCAGACCACAAGTGCATACATCACTTGTGAGTCCCTTCTCACATTCTTCAGAGTGATACACATACCTTCTGAAGAATTCAACGATCGACATATCTCCGCTACTCATCATCATCATCATCATCATCATCATCTTCATCAGTCGGTGCGATTCGATCCCCAAAAGGGCCACTAGCACTCTCAGTAACAAAGATATTAGTAAGCCCGTTTGGTTCATCAACACGCATTACAGCCATCTCATGCTCTATGCTTGGATTAGACAGAAAGAGAAAATCATGAATGTCTCCAGCTATCTTCAAGATTTCCTCTTCTGTCTTATCCCTAATGACGAATTCCAACTGGTAATCATTCATCATCTTCGTCGTCTTTCTGGACTCCGAAGATCTTTGCAAGCACCTTTTGTTTGGCTTCTTGGTAGGCTTGTGCTGCATCTTCTTCTCGATCAAATCGACCAAGAAAGATTGGCTTATAATCTATACTTATCATCGCCTTCCATTTCTTCCTTGAAGATTCCCAATGATAACCTTTAGCCTCACGCCAGCGAAGATGCTGATTGTCGCTATTTGTTCCCACTTTTAGATTCTCTCGTCTGTTATCTAGACCATCATCATTCAAGTGAAGAACTATTTTGCCGCTTCCTGGCTTTGCTATGAACTCGTGCATACTAAGCCACGGATTACCACTCTCATATGCGTACCAATGACCTTGCCAAGTAACTCTAGCAATCCATTTACGTTGTGATACACGTTCGTAATCTTCGTCAGAAACGAGAGCTGTTTTGCCCTGAGTTAGGCTAATCTTCCTCATCAACCTGGGACCCGAAGATTTGCATGAACCAGCCATGCTTGGTATTGACTGCATCAAGCACTCTGTAGTCTACAGTATTCCTGGCTCTGATGTAGATAAGCTGTGCAGGCTGAGTCTGTCCTGGTCTAAACACTCGACCTATAGCCTGCTTATTCTTAGCAGGCGACCAATGCTGATCGAGGAAGATAGCTCTGTGGGCGCTTGTGAGGTTGATTGATTCACTACCTACATCAAGCGTACACATGAATACCTGATGCTTCTTGGCAGGGAATGTCTCCTTCCACATCTCAAACCGCTGCTGTTCATTCATCTCAGCTCGCAGATGGAGATAAGGAATCTTAGCCTTAGTCAGTCTACCTTTCAGCAACTCCAGTGGATCTTTGAAGTTACTGAACACAACGATCTGATCCTTACGTTCCTCATCCCATTCCAGTGACTCGATAACCTCCATCGCAGCATCAAGCTTAGAAGACGGATCTTCGAGTTTAACCTGAATCACACGCCTACCCATTTTCCAATCGAATTCATCCCGAATTACCTTCGGAGTAGCGACTGAAATCTGACGCAAACGATTGAGCATTGATAGAACGTTAGGTGACTGCAACGGCTCACCTTGCTGATCGAGAGTCTGAAGGTACTTCAGAATCTCATCATACATCTTACGCTGAGTAGCGTTAAGATCAACAGGCACAACCGTTTCGATAGGCTCAGGAATGTTGGGGAAGCATTCAAGCATAGTACGCCTAACGCCTACCCTCTTAACTAGATCCCTGAATTCAGCCTCACGCTGAGGTTTGATACCTACGATCTTACGATAGCCACCATCGTAATCCTCTTCACAGTAAGCCTCACGGAACTTCCAATAAGACGAGTAAGTCTTAGGATACAAGAAGTTCAGCAGCGACCAGATTTCCGCAGGGTTATTGACAAACCCGGTTCCAGTCATAATATGCTTATACTGCGCTTTGAGTTTCTTGATGTTCTTCGTCCACTGTGTATCCTGGTTCTTCATACGGTGAGCCTCATCGACAACCACCATATCCCAATGCATACGAAACAGAACGTTACACTTTGGGATCACCATTTCAAACGTACCATCATCGTTAATGATGGGCATTCCATGCTCGTCCTTAGCTTGACGAGGAATACATGCTTTGTTGGTGAAGCAGTTATAGTGAGCCACAACCACCACAGGATGCATGTTCAGTGGATCAGGCAACTTCACATCAACCGGAACAGGCTTACCACCGACAACCAACTGAAACTTCGTTGTGCTGGTAGTAAAAACTGTCCAGTCAGGCAATACCTCCGGCAAAGATTCGTAGTACGTTCCCTTACCAGATTTGGTTGTGATAACCAAGATGCGCGGATTAGGGACGTGACGAGTTTTATGACTCCAAAGCCACTCAGCAGTTGAAGTCTTCATCGCGCCCATCTCACTGAAGTTAGCAGAACTATCCTGCTCAATCAGCCTAGTCAAATCTTCACGCTGGAAATCGTGCATGAAGAACTTACCACCTGGCTTCTTCCTCAGTAGAGGCTGCCGCACCAGCATTTCTTCACTCATTTGTTACCTCCCTTCGTGCCTTAGCTAACAAAGTAGTTTTCCCAATGATTGCCACCATCTTGCTGACCATCAGGGAAGACTATCACGTAAGGCTTCTTACGCTTTCTAGCAAGTCTAACGACCTGCCATGTACCTGAGCCACGATGTAGCTCAGACTTGTTGAACGGAGCAATCACCACAACATTGCTAACTCTCACAATGTTCTGATTCCTAATTGAATAGGGCTGCGGAGGTTCAACTTCCGTAGCATTGCAGTAGGCTCTCTGCTTAGGATTCTCAGGAGGATGCAGACGAATATTGTAACCAAGATCCATAGCAATACGATGGACCTCTTCGTCTGACCCTTCACAATCACCATGATTGAGCCAAGTACCTAATTTAGCAGAGCTAAGCAGCCGTGAGATTACGGCTGTTTGAGCAGGTGTCATACCCCTGCGAGTTCCGCTGAATCCTACTTCCAAAGTTGTCTCCCGTTCGAGCTATATTGCTTACTTATGATAACTCACTGAGAATATGAGCTAAAGCGTCTGTCTTGCTCATACCCTTTTCACGATACAAATAGACGTATCGCCGTGAGTATCTTCTACAGCTTTTGTATTTTCTACAGAAGATGGCGTTGCGTTTACCTCGCTTTATTCGATTGCCACACACAATACAAATAGGGCGCGCTGGCCCAAGTGAGATAGCATCAATTGCTTGCCAAACTGACAAGCCACGCGAGATGTAATATTCAAGATGATCTGCGTTAAGCCTTAGATACCCTTCTACTGTGTCTCTTAGCTTGGGTACGCATTCTTCACAGAATCCTGAATCAGTTTCACCTTCGTAGAATTTCCCGCAATTAGGACAGACATAGCTTTCTGTTTGCCCTAAACTTTGAGTAACGGAGGAGCGCATTTCCCCAGAATGCGAACTAGTTAAATGCGCTTCACTCCGTTACTACGACTGTCACCCGAAACGGGAGAAACGGATGACACCGCATGACACAGGGTAGCATAATTGCTAGCCTTTGTCAAGTCATTCGCTTCACCAGTTACACCATCAGTCGCGGGTCCCCAAGTTACACCATCATTCGTGAGAACCACACGATAGCCACGATTGAGGATATCTTCAATCTCATCATATCCCCAAATCGCAATCTCATGGTCAAGAAACTTGCGCTCAGTTGTGTAATCAACTGCGGTCATAATAAGCTCCTTGTTTACTGTGGGTGAGCTTGTTGAGTCTCAATCTACCCTCCCCAGAGAACTAGACTGAGACTCAACAAGCTCACCTAGTTAGACTAGGTGAGCCTGCTTAGTTGGCTTAACCTTAGACTGCAACCTCGTCGGCAACCTCAGCCGTCTCAGTCTCATCGACAAGGCCAGAAGCCTGAAGGTTGATGAGGTAAACCTGATCCTCATTAGCGATAACCTTCACGTACTCGCTACCCTCCTTAGCCTCCTTGTTTTCCTTCGCGTTCTCGAAACCCTGCTTAAGAGTCGTAGCCTTTTTGTCCTTCAGTTCCGGCCACGTCTCGTTTACCAGAACACCCTGCTCGCCTGATGCGAGAAAAGCATTCAGCTTCTCGATATACATACCCTTCGTGCGAGTCTTGCTAAGAAGGGCTGCAATCTGATCGGCGGTAAGTGCCATATGTTTTAACTCCCTTTCGTTGTTTTGCCATTCGGCAATTGATTTACGTGCAATCGCTGTAACTCTCTCCGTTCCAGCGAAACCTTTTTAACTCCCGTTACCTGACCTTACTTGGTAACCTCGCTGTCACGCTCTAGCTGTGACAACCGATTTTCGTGATTCCTTAGTGCCTGACTGATATTTATACCTCCTTGTGATTCGCGCCACGCTTCCAACCGTCTCACGCGGGTTTCAAGCTCTACTAGAAGTGTAGCAGGGTTCGCGCCGTGAGTCAAGCCCTCGAATGTAAAATCTTCCGGGGGACGATACAGCCGCACTTCCGACCCTACCCCCCGAGCGCCTCTCTTTACTATCTGAATTGACCCACTTTGGATAAGCATTCGTCGAATCCTAGAATAATAGGCTGACGAGATTCCCAATTGATTGAAGAGTTCCGTGACCTTTCCGACAAACACATGAACGTCGTCTTCCTGGTAACTCCGCTCTAGCATAGCGTCATACAACCTTCGTGCATGAGTAGCGATTGCTAGCTCTTTCTCTTCAGCGGGCTGTTCAGGCTGAGCGGGCTGAGCGGACTGACTGGTTTCTACTTCACTCATCTGTATCACTTCCTACCTGCAATTGGTTGGGGTTTATAGCCATCCAACCTTCGAGAAAACAGATCCGACACATAAACTGTCCACTAACCATAGCCACGACAGTCTTGTGTTTATCTCTCAGATCTGGACAATCGGGATTCTCACATATTGCTAGCTCACCAGTCTCTTCATCGAGAATCTTGTGAGCTAGCAAGAACCATGTTTTGTAATCCCTAACCGATGTATCTGGACCAGTCTTGCGTTTTCCACCACGCTTCTTCTGTGGTAGAGCTAGCAAGGCTTTAATCTGATCTGCCGATAGGCTCACTACTGAGCCGCCTTTCTTTAGCTACCGAAACTGGGGATCGGTGGCTGAGCAGTCTGTACAGGCTCAGTAGGCTTAGGCGTCACAGCACTTACGGCATTCTGATCTTCCGTAAGACTGACTCCACCCTCAACACGCTCAGGCACAACCTTGTAGCTGTTTGCGATAGACTCCTGAATGACTGCAATACCAGCCTCAAGAGCCTTACCGAGAACTTCCATGTTAGGAAGCTCACGACCATTAACACTCAAGCCGATTTCACACTCGACTTTAGTGTAACGATCCCGAGTTTGCAAATCGAAGTTCTGACGAATACCTGTCTTAGGCATATCTACCTTTCATTTCTCCCGTTTATGGGACTTACGGACTTACCAGAACAGGCTGCTCAGGCACAGTCTCTTCAATCGCAATCATGATTGAATCACTAGCCTTAGCAACCGTTGCTTCTTTCGTACCGCGAGTCACTGTAATCTGCCGTGACATATTCGCGGAGACTTGATCTACAGCGTTACGAATGTCACGCCAAAAGATCTCGTCTTCAGTATTTACTACGTTACCTTTACTAGCCACGATCCAACCAATGCCTATTCATGGCTTTAAGCTCAAACCAACCGCAAGGAACAGTACCTTCGATAGGACTGACCCAAGCAAAACCAGGCCGCTTATCGTAGTTAATCTTGTATTCCCTACCGTTGTCAAGCCTAACCTTCGGAAGCTTATGCTTGAAGGTTGCAATCAGAACAGTCTTGTTCAGCGGATTCAGCCAATCGTAATACTTATCCTTCTCATTGGCTTTCTCCACTGACGGACTTCTTGGTTGCACAGGTTGGTTCGCAAGAATACGATTGCCTTTAACTTGTGGCATTATCCATCCTCGCCTTGTAGTTCTCTGCTTAGAGCAGACATTCTACCTTCAGCCAATCGAGTCATACTTGTACTCAACTCAATCAGCCTTACCAGAACTGTCTGACATTCCCTGACATTCCTTAGTACCGTATCTGCTGCTCTAAATGTCCTATCATCGGGCATCGAAAGCAATATACTGACAGGTACTACTTGTTCAGTTATCTTGTCATTCAATTCTAGAACTTCACCAACGAGAGCCTGATTATCCAGCATGAACTGCTTGAGATATTCAGCCTCAAAAGCGATTTGTTCCGCTCTTTTCTGAGTAGGCATTAACTCTGCCTACTTAATCCTCGATCTTGCAGTACCAACCCTCGGGCAGCATATCGTTGATAACGTTCTCGACCTTACCAAGGTCAAGTTCGTTAACCTCAACTTCAATACCACGCTCAGCCAAATCAATATTTGGCTCACCCGAAACATCAGGACCCATGATCCTGAGCCGGTAACTAACAATACGAGTTGTACCCATGTTACCTCCTAACCAAGGTAGTACCTAAATGCGATTACCGCCTCAACTGTGAGGATAAGTACCGCTGCATAGACTACTACCCATTTGGTCATTGTGGTCTTGCTAACTTCAGCTAATGCTAAAGTTAGTGGAACGGCTAGCGCCGCACAGAGAGCCGCTCCACTAACCCTAGTGGGTTAGCCGGGAATCCAATCATCCCAATCTTTATGACTTCCATTCCCGTTTGTTGAAGTTTTGTCCTTGATTTTTTGCGGTGTCCTGTGGGGTTTTTTACGAGTGGGCGTGATTTTTACGTGATCGATTCTATACAAGATAGAACCTAACACAACTATCACTATCACTATCGTTCCAAACACACCCACTATGCAATGTCCTTGAGGAACTCAAAGCCAATTACAACCATAGCTTCTGTTGCCCGTTTCTTCATGTTACTACTAGGCACCATACTACCCGGCAAATCATCTTTGGTGAAGATAGTTCCAAAGACAAAATCAGGATGCTCTTTTACCTTGTCAAACAGGCTGTAAATTGATTCAGGTTCACTCATCGACTTTAACCTCGATTGTTGCAATCTGACAGTTCTCAGTTGCAGCGATACCTTCTGCCCATTCTCTACAATCATGGAGCGCGTCTTCCTTGTTAGGATAAGGCAATCCAGAATCGTAGAGAATCACAGTGAACGTGTAGTTTTCCACTACAGACCTACCTGTTCGCAAACATCGTTCATGTAACCTCGAAGCTTACGAATGTCGTCTTTTACTGCTTGTTCATCTTCCTCAGTCTTTACAGTCCAACTGTGGAGTCTTGTCTGAAGCACCACTGTTCGATGTTGCAGAGCAAACAGCGAAGCTTGTAGTCTATCAATATCCATTTCCACTAGCTTGATTCTCCCGTCCATGTTACTCTACCACGACACTTTGCACAGCGATAACTAATCCCGCTTTGTGCTCTGCGGTGTCTTGTGGAACCCATCTCATGTTTCGTTCCACAGCTACAAGTGTAGCGAAACTTCTTGGTCTTCTTAGCTGGTACTACATCGTACTGATGACAACGATCTGCTGGCAAATTCAGCCTATGCATGATGTTTGCCCATTCCCAACCATGACTCTTTGCCTTAGGATACAAGTCATGGACTACACAATGTGCAATCTCATGCGGCAGAACTTGATTGACCATATCATCGTAGTACCTTGGATCGTTAAGCATCGTGCTATTCAATCTGATAAGCCTTGTGCCATAAGCATAACCGGCAGTAGCACCTTTCAGATCATAGACAATCTTAGCACGTTCAAGCTTAACACCCAGTGATACCTCAAGAGCTGAATAGACAAGCTCAGCCTTACTTTCAATCTCCGCAACTTTGCGGCTGTCTACGGTGCCAAGCAGATTTATAATCTGCTCAGTTTGTAATCCCACCAGTGAGCCAGTCACGCTAGGCCGAGCTTGTTGAGTAGGTCCAATTCATCACTACTCGCCTGACCATACAAGCGAGCAGCACAAATTGGCCCAATACCTTGAAGCCTTGAATCCTTATCTGTGAGAATTCTGTTACAGACACCGCAACGTCCAAGCCTCATACCATATTCATTCATAGCTGTGACTGGATCTTTAGCGATTTCTGCCAGAACTGCCTTACGATGGTCAGGACTCTTCACTGGATAGAAGAAATCACTTGCCTGAACTGCCAGGAAAGTGTAACCTTCCCAACGATCCTTGCCTTTGTTAACCCGAAAGAACTTTTCCTTACCATCTGTCGGATCAACGATAAAGAAGTAACCAGGCTCAACATCACAATCTACCTCAGCCATAGGAACTCCCGTTGGGTGTGGGGTAGTTGGCTGAACCGGCTGGTTTGGTTGAATAGCATCGGGATCACTAATCAGTGGCCGAGGCTGCTCAACAGCAGGCTTAGCTTTCTTAGGACAAGCAAGCAACGTCTTAATGACTGCACTTGCTTGCTCCATACTAAGCCGCTTGATATCACCAGTCAACAGAAACTCTCTTTGAGCTTCATTCAGACTGGACATATCCTGGCTAGCAATCAGATCCCCAACAAACTTAAGTTGCGGAGCCGAAATACTACCGGGCGTAGTATCCATAGTACCTCCCGTTATTTACCTGTGTTAGTTACAACACAGGATTGAGCCTAGCAACGAGCGATAGTCGGTATCCCCTCAGACACAACCCTCAAACTTGCTGCTAGACTCAATTCTGTGTTGCTTTATGCTGCTGTTGCTGCTTTACGGTCATAACATTGATGCCGTCCCTTTTCATCAATGACATAATGCCTTCGCAAACGTCCATCACGAAGGACAGCAATCGGTCTTTCGCAAGTTACACAACGCTTAAAGCGTTCATTACCAAACTTCAAGATAACTTCTGTCATGCTGTCCTCCTTTCGTTTTCAAGTTAGGTTAGTGAAGTAACAAGAGACAGGGTTCTTACGCTTACCGCCGCCCTGTATTCCTGCTGGCACAGGCAGACGCTTTATTCTCTATCCTGCCAGAGATAAGAGTCTTTGTCGCCTCTTTATTAACTCCTGTTACTTCACTAACCTTACTTGTTGACCTGAGTTTTCCAAGCGTTGCGTTCTGACCTTTTCAAGTGCCGTCTTTCTTGTCTGCGACCCTTGCCAGAGTCACCATAGACACGACAGCAGCCATAAGAACATCTGACTGCTTTGTTACCTAGCATTTTCAATTCTCAACTCCCGTTCTGGACGCACTTTCCCCGTCTCGACCAGTGTAGCACCATATCAGGTTCTTGTCAAGCAGGATTTACGATTTCCTTACATCTTGGTTCCTGCGGATTCAGCGGTATGCTAATATCCATTCCTATACCGTGGCCCTATTTAACAAGACCTCCCACAGGTGTGATGCTTTGGTGATGTAAGTTAGAGTTGGTGAGATAGTAGGATGACTAGGGTAAGGGGGTCCTACTATCTCACTAACCCTAACCGGGTTAGCCGAGCTTTGTGCCGATTAGATATAGAGCACAAGCCCAAATACCAAACGCAACAGCAGTTCCGACGATAGCAAGGATCTGTGTGCTAGTCAGCATGACTAATAAACAGTGCTTGCAGACTCAGGAGATTCCTGAGCAGCTACCAGATTGAGCAGATAAGTCTCCTTGGGGAAACGCATCTTACTCATCTGAAGCTTCACCGGATCGTACTGGTAATTCTTACGTGCCCAACTTGAGTTAGGCTTGGCATACCTACATGCCGCGATATAGACACACGGCGTGAAGAGTAGCCAACCAAGAATTACCATAGTTGTCTTGCCTTTCTGAACACCTACAACAGACGCCCAAATGAGCGTACCGAGATAGGCGAGCAGAAAGACTGCAACCGCTGCTCCCATAGATTGTCAACTCCCGTTTTGTGAGAACTTAACTTGAGCGGAACAATTCTTGTAATTGCTCCATAAGGCCAGTGGCTTATCCCTGGCTAATAGTGGACCAAGCGACAGTAGCGTTCCCTAGGCTACTACTCTCATGCCCTTGAGTTAGCTTGGTTTTTGCCACTGACCTTATGCAGCAATTGATTTGTATTGTTAACTCTCCCTCTATGACGATGGCTTGTTTGGCTTGCAAGATGTTGCCCGCAGGTCATCTTCCAAATCTGCATCCACACATTGACATTCATTCGCTTTGGCCGCTTGAGGCTCTATTTCAGCCTGGCTGTTTGATTAGACACGATTGTGTCGCCATCAGCGTTTTTTATCACGGGTCTTCCGCCTAGTCAGCGTTAGCTGTGTTGTGGAGGTACAAACGAGTTATTAGTTCGGGGGTTAGATCGTTCACTCAATTCGTGAGGATTGGAGAACGCTGCATAGACCTATTGGCCTAGCGTTGAAAATAACCCCCGAACCTTGTCACCTTTTCATTGTTGAACTGTGAAAAGGTTAGTGCAGGGTAGCTTACTCGCGCTAGGACGCTATTAACTTACCAGGTTACCTAGTTGAGACAACTACCCTGCACTAACCCTTTCGGGTTAGCTTACTAGTTAGGCGCTGCGTTTAAAGCGCGTACAACTAGTCTTTGTTACTGATCGAGCCTTCCTTTGTCTTCACCATCACGAGCACCGGAAACTTTGCACTTGCAAGTAGACCACTTGGAGTTCCAGCACTTAACGGAATGACCGTTCCGCAATTCCTTGCGGCGCCTGGCAATCCTTGCTTCAGTTGCCATTCGTAACTCCTTTCTTAAGTTATTGAGCTAAGTTGCGAATGTGCGTTTCCCTAGCAAGTCTAGGTCAGGCCGCACCCCCTGGTATCCCCGTTTGGTTAGGGGACAACCGCTCCTAATAACATGGTGTCTTAGCCATTGAGACATAGCGCCATAAGCGTTACCTCGTTAGCCGTTCCAGATCCATTCGTCTGGCCTCAGTTAGTAGGTAGTTGTCAGTTTTGTTTGCCCGCTCAGAGTCATACTGAGTCAAGTCACAGACTTGCATCGCTCACAGTTTAGATGTGATTACGAATCTGCCGCTATCATACCGCATAGCTACCGGGCATTGTGTTAACTCTTGGAAGAGTTAGTGAGCAGTCAGAGCTACTTTCCCCGGCGATCAACCCGGCGAGATTCAGTTGACTGCTCACTAACCCTTCCGGGTTAGCCTTACTCAGTCTACAGATTTGTTGTCAGACCGAGACGTTCAGGAATGCGATTTTATCGCACTGGTACTCGTACACTTCCTTGGTTGTCTCAGGGACGATTTCCACCCCTGTCACAACTTTCTTACAGACTACCTGACGAGTTGAGTAAAACTCGACTCGACCGATAGAAGTCTCACTGAGGATGACTTTGAATTCATCATCAGTGTACTTCTTTTCCACCTTGTAGCCTTCCCTACGTGCCCACTGAACGACTCTGGCAAACTCTTTGATAGTTGCCTCTTCATCCAGAGGATAGCTACCGTCTTCGTCCGCTGTGTTGTGATACTTAGCAACGTTGACGTAAGCATTGCCCGTAGACCGAGAAGCCCCATAAGGAATCTCGATACCTTCAGCGAGAACTTCACGCCAAAAGTTCTGATTCTTGATGAGCTTCTCAAGACCTTCCCGACAATCCCTGTCATACTTGACCAATTCCATGTCAGGTGAGTTGGCGGGGTGGACTGAGCTGCTTTCACTCATAGATTTTCCTTTCTGTTTCCCGTTTACTTGCTAAGCAAAGTGTAGCACATGGCTAAGCACTTTGCCAGGCAAGCCTGGTTAAGTTCTTGTTAATCTTCCCAGTAGTCTGGGTGATCGTCGTCGCCTGAGGCGATACGATCATAGACGGCTTGCTTGATCGACTCATCCGATCCATACAGCAAACCTTCGCAGTCACCAAGTTCGTGACCGCAGCATGGGAAATCCTCGCATGCCATATTGTTGACCATCCTTTTCTATTTCACTCTTTAACTTGCAAGAGTTAGTAAGTAACTAACTTAGTTAGTTACTTACTAACCCTTGCGGGTTAGCAGGATGGGCTTAGCTTGGTTAGCTAAACCTCCTCGGTGACCTCGGCTTCGTCGGTTGCACCGTTGACAGCCAGACCAGCGCGCTCCTTGTGCAGAATGAACACACTACCATCATTCTGAAGAATGCGAATCTGATCGGCAACCTCAGCCTTCTTTGCAGCGGTAAGGAAACCCTGGTAAAGAGTTGAGGCATTCTTCTTGCCAAACTCCAGCGGCCAAGCCTCAGCAGGATTGATTCCTGCCTCATCAGAATTGATGAAGTCCAGAAGCTTAGGACCATAGGTGTTGCGCTGGCGCGACTCACCCATGAGCTTCTCAATCAACTCAGGAGGAAGACCAACAAAGTTGGACTCAGACATTTATTTCACCTCCTTCGGTGAATTTAGGTTGTTTGTTGCTTGGTCTTGCTTGGTAAAGCCAATGTAGCACAGCGGCTTTTCCATGGAATCACCCGAAAGGGGGATTTCATGCAAAAGCGGCTTATCGCTGAAAACTCCCGAAAATCCCTGAAAATCGTTTACAAAGAAAGTTCCTGGTTTTGTAGTAGTATCTTAGGTGTAGTAGGTATTAAGTAGTTAAGGAATATTCCTTAATTCCTTAAAGGATTAGTGGGGGCTGCAAGGGTAAAGCCTACTATTGTAAGCTTTCTTGACAACAGACCCGAACAGACGTTCTACCTACTTGCCTGGTTCCTGGGTTTTCCGTGCTTTCTTACTGACCCCACCTTAGCAGACTCAGGGGCTTTTGTCAAGTCTTGGGCTAAATAAGCCCAAGACTTGCCAGAAGTCTCTGATCCCCCTTCTTTTTGTTGGTAGCCTTGGTTTTCTGGACTTGGTAGCAATCCTCGCATTGTCTGCGGGACTGACCAAGACTGTTGAACCGCGCGACGAGAAATTCCGTCTCGCAATCCTTGGTTGAACAAACAAGGATACCCACCTTGTTGTTCTTCATCTTCTGCGCCTTGACTTCAGGCCGCATTGATGTTTTGGCCATCTCTGTTTTCCTTCCTCCGTTCTTTGTCTTGCTTGGTGATACCTACAAGGTAGCACTTGTCTACCTTCTAGGTATCACCCGTTAGGGTGATCTTAGTACCACTGGTGGGTTTCGATATCCTCCAGCGTCGTACCCATATCTTCCAGCATGAAGAGCAACTCTTCCTCATTGTCTGCAAGACCTTCGTTGAGCAACTCGGCGATGAGTTGATCTTTGCGGGACTTGGTCATCTGAGTTTTCCTTTCTGTGTTCTCTTGCTTGACTTGGTGATACTCACAGTCTAGCACTTGGTTAGACTCTGAGTATCACCCTTTCGGGTGATCTTACTTGCTTACTTCGCGCGCGGAAGTTCGTTGACGTGTGAAGCGTAGTTCGTCTTGCGAGGTGAACGCGGCTTCACAGTCGCGACAGCGCGATGGGAAACTTGAAACATGGATTGTCCTTTCTGGCTTGTTTCGTGCTTGACTTGCTACGCACACTGTAGCAGGCTTGCTACAGTCTGCGAGGCTAGTTGTATTAAGCTAGTGTTTAGTTGGTGCTGGTGGGGATTATTCCCCACCAGCAGGATTGCGCGCTGCCCATTCCTGAGCGAATTGCTTGCGCGCGGTAACGTGGCGCTTGACTGATTCCTCGCGCTTGACGGCTTTTTCAGTCCTGCCGAATCCGTGCGCAGACTCAACCGAGGTTACGCCGTTTTTGGTGACTTTGACAGTATGTCCAGCCGCGCCGCGATGGGCGATGCCGAATGTCCTACCGCGCATACCGCGCGTCCAGCAATCATCGCTGGCGCGATATGTGCGGTTTTTCTCGCTAGGCTCACCAGTAAGCCCGCGTGAGTGATGGTAGTCAGTCTCCACAAGGGATTCCTGCTCCGCCACCAGACGCGCGTAACGGCGTCTACGGTCGTTATCGGTGATTGCCTGCATACGCTCCGCGTATGACATGCGCAAACCCTCCTAGGTTGTCGGTGCCTGACGTGCTGGACGCAAGGTAGCTCAGGCTGCACAGCCGTCGTATCACCCTTTTGGGGGATTTCATAGTGAGGCTACTAACGTGGACAGCCTACTAAGCAGACTCAGGCGAGCATCGCCGTGGAGGCATCTGTAAGCCACGCTCACGCCCTCGCAGCCTGAGTGAAGGGAATCACCCTAGCGAGGCATCGATCGCCTGAGCGTGGCCTATACGCAGCCTGGAGCGATTGTAAAGGGACTGTAAAGCTGAAAGCGTGCTTGATCGGGAACTGTCTTCGGAATTGTACCGAGCACTATCTATGTTTGACTTAGATATTTCAGTGCCCTTTCCAATCCTTCAACGTTGTCTCCCAGCAACGCAATCCCATGATTACATCTCCTACATAGAAGTCCTCTGACCTTGCCAGTCTCATGGCAATGATCCACATGCAGGAGTACTCTATCTAATTCTCTAGCAGCAATGCCTTCCCCACCACAAATAGCACAGAGCCCATTCTGCTTATTGTAAAGCTCATCATAATCCTCAATGGTTATTCCATAGAGCTTTTTTAGATTAGTAGCTCTATGGCTTAAGTAGTCCCTCTGTCTTCTTACTCCTTTTTTCCTGCCTCTTCTTTTATCCCTCTGTTCATATGCAAGCAAATCTGCTATCTGAGCCGGCGTTAAAGCTGCCATTCCCATAAGAGCCTCCCGTTCGCTAGATAACCAGCATAACACAAACTCCTGGCAAAGTCAAGTCTTGGGGAGCGATCCAACAGAGTAGCAATGCTAGAATACCGGCGACCACACTTCCACAGGTCTATTCACATTTCAAAGGAGACACAGTAATGTCAGCAACAGAGGAAGACCCTACAAATGAGGAACAAGCACAAACGGAAGAAGATGAGGACGGAACAGAAGACGAAGACGAGTCAGAAGACGAGGACGAATCAGATAGCGGATCGGGCTCAACAGGAACAAGAAAAGAGACTAGCACTATCAAGAGCCCGAGCACAGAAGAGGAATCAACTCTAACACAAGTAGCTGACCCCACCAAGCCTAAACTACCACCACCGCCTAGCTCACCTTTGGCTGCGATTATTAAGGAGGCACAAACCCATCATGGCAACAGGGAAAGCACCAGCCCCAAGTCAATCAACCACAGCGACACATCAAGCAGCGATGACGAAGCCTCCGAACACGAAGACAGTATCGAAAGGCGGAAGTTCGACAGGCCCAACAGGCCAGAAGTGCTAGCAAGTAAAAGTGAACCAACCGAACCGACCTACGAAGAACTTATTAAGGACCCCGAGCTGACTGAGGAAAGTTTGCAGACTACGCTCAATGCTTATGCCAATGCGATTAAGCAGGAGTATGAGCTGTCTGTCAGGGAAGCGCCTGATAATGTCGAGGAATACACACGCGACTTTTTCAAGCGGAATGTTCACAGCGCCGCAGCTCAGATCGTCTGGCTAGCTAACAACGCTGAGTCTGAATCCGTAAGGCTTAAGGCTGCTGTCACAGTTGTGCATGAAGCTCTTACCGACGCCCGAGCAGATGGCGACCCCATCAAGAACCTGCTCCAAGAGCTTACCAACAACGATAAAAAACCACAGCCCCAGCCACAGAACAACTAACAAACAACCACAAAACTAATCAGCGAGCAACCCATCAAACTAGATCCCGGCCTTACAAACAAGCTAACGATCGAGATAATCAACCCAATAACTCTCGAACGACCGCGATTTCTGCTTAAAATGGATCCAATAACATCACCTGCATATCAGATTGTCCCAGGATTGCCTGTCAATATCGACATTTCTGCGTACTCAGGTGATACTTGGAGCCAGAAGTTCAGACTTAAATCTGGATCACCACCAATCACTTTTGATCTAACTCCATACACCATAATCTGCTGGATTGAGAGTGGATACAACGACGAAAGCTACGAACTTACTACCACCATTCTCGATCAGACAGATTCCACGTCAGACACATTTGGCTGCTTTATCCTTAGTCTGCCCTCGGATATGTCACCATATCCCCCACCGGCTAACTATGCCTACGATTTAAAGCTAAGTGATGGCAATACACCACCCATAATCACCACTTGGCTAGCAGGCAGATTCTTCCTAAACCAGGATATAAGTGGCTAAAACCACCGTAGTTTACGCCTCTGATGGCACCATTGAGATTTCGGCTCCTTCAAATCCGAATATCCCACCCTACCCTGTGGTGGTTTTGGACACAAGTGGCGCGATTTCCGTAAGTGATACATAGAAACCCCCGGTAATTATATTGGGCTTGTAGGTGCTTGGGCCGCCCGCCCTACAAGCCCAACATAATTATAAACTAACCAACTAATACACTCCCTCAGCCCCAGATGACTCAACACGTAGTAATTGATCCAGCAACCGCCGTCCGCGTAGGGGATACTACGCCGTCAGATTCGCTTGGCGAAGATACCGACTTGTATGTCGATGATGCCACTGGTATCTGGTATGAGCGTCAAGGTGGAGTATATGTAGCCTTACCTGGTGGCGGTGGTGGTGCAGCAGGTCCACCTGGCCCAACTGGTCCAGCAGGTCCACAAGGTCCACCTGGTCCAACAGGACCAGCATCTACAGTACCAGGCCCAGCAGGTCCAACTGGTCCACAAGGTGCAACTGGTGCAACTGGTGCAGCCTCTACAGTACCAGGTCCACAAGGTCCCAAAGGTGATACAGGTGCGACAGGTGCAGCATCTACAATACCAGGCCCACCTGGCGCAACAGGCCCACAAGGTGCAACAGGAGCAACAGGACCTCAAGGACCAATAGGTAATACGGGCGCGACAGGCGCCACAGGTGTACAAGGCCCTAAAGGTGATACTGGCGCAACGGGTGCTACTGGTGCTGATTCAACCGTACCAGGTCCTCCAGGTGCTACTGGTGCTACAGGTGCTACAGGCCCACAAGGCCCGATAGGTAATACAGGCCCAACAGGCCCACAAGGAAATCCCGGTGCAACTGGTTCACAAGGACCAGCAGGTAGTACAGGTGCAACAGGACCAGCAGGCCCAGGAGTACCCACAGGTGGTACAGCAGGTCAGATACTAAGCAAGTTAAGCAGTACTGACTATGCTACTCAGTGGGTTACTGAGGCAAAGATCCTCAACGGTACACTTGCTGCCAGACCTGGCGCGGGTACTGTTCCTATTCAAACACTGTACTACGCTACCGATCAAGATATCGGTTACGTCAGCGATGGTGTCTCGGTTTGGACTCCTGTTATCTATGGTATACCGGCTGGTGGCACAGCGGGCCAGGTACTAAGTAAGAACTCACCCACCAGTTTTGACGCTGGTTGGTCTACACCTACTGCTGGTGGCGGTGGCCTAACATACAAAGGCGATTGGGTAGCAGGCAGCTACAACGATGGCGATATTGTTGTCTACAACGGCATAGCGTACGTCGCAGATAAGGCAACATCTGCTACGCCCGTTCCCTGGCAACAAGCAGGCGGCGCAACTATTCCTGTTACGGTACTTCCTGCTACGCCATATGATGGTCAGCCGGTAACACTTGTCGATAACTTGACAACACCCACATACTCTTGGGGATTTGTATGGAGTGCCTCTGCTGCTAAATGGATATTTACAGGTGGAGCGCCGCTTATCGTGGAAGTGACGACAAACGAGACTCGCTCGGGTACTGGTACTTTCGGCGATCTGGCTACGGTCGGTCCAACATTCACAACTCCGCGAGCCGGTGATTGGATTGTGGGTTGTGGTTGCGACTCACAGATCAATGCAACGGCACAAAATGCTTTCGGTATTTCTTTTGCGGGCGCAGTACCAGTTTTGAATACACCTTTTTCTGCTACGATTGACCACAGAACAACTGGACAGGTAATGACCGGATCACTTGCGCCACATAAGAAAGTTGCGTT